AAAATCTGACAGGAACAGAAGCGGGATTCCATCGACCGTCATGTAGCCTTCGTAGAACCCGGCGAGCGTTGTAGTATTCACGTCGAATACAGCGAAGTGAACGATCAAGGCGAAGGTGCTCAGGTTTGAGGCCGTCACGGCTAGCTCATCAAACCGGGTCAAGGTATGGCCCAATCCTTGGATCAAGTCATCGAAATAATCTATTCCGAACCACGTAGTGTCGTCTGCAACGATAGCAATGGTCGCCATTCTAGAACCTTCCCGGGCTTAGGGGCTTCGGTCCGCCGGCGGCAGTATAGGTGATCGCCACCGCCGGTTCCGTGACAACCGCGGTGGCGGTCACGAGCCTCAATCCGGTGCTAATAACCCGCCTAACAATAATAACCCCATCATTGCTAGCCGATCCTGTGATCGTAATGTGGTCGTTGTCTTCCATGCCGTCATCAATGAAGCTGCCCACCGTCCGCTCGATCGTCACCCCGGCTGTGAATGATAGCGTTGCGGCCGTACTCGCGATGACGTTCATCACGCGCTTGTCTGTAAATGGGAAAGTCCAATTGCTTTGAGTAGGCCAGTCCGCCTCAACCTGCCCAAAGTAGCCTCCGACGCCGCCGCCGGTGATATTGCCCAGATCTATCGACGCCCATTCATCGGTATTGCAGAAGTTGTCTTTCGCTATGACATTCGTGCCAGCCGAGCGTCCGACGCAGCCGCCTGTATCGGGCCCTTCCGCCCCATTCCTAAGGGCCGAAACGAAGTTATCACGTACGATCGTATCATCTCCGACTTCCCCTATCAAACCCCCGGACTTATCACCGTCGGTGATTTGAATCCCTGCGGTTGCTTGACACTGCTCAACCCGGCCCGCCCCGCCGAGCGGGTGGTTCCCGGCGTCAATTCCAAGTAGCCGACCACAGATAGACCCGGACCACTCTGTCGCCGAGGATCTTGAATTGAAGCGCGCGATATGACCCCGCCGAATCGTGCCGGTACACACCCCAAATAGACCGGCCGGTGCCCCTCCGCCAGCGTTCGTATCCGCAAACACGTCGCGCAGCTTGAACCCCCGCCCGTCGAACGTACCGCGGAACGGATTGGCGTTAGTCCCAATAGGAGTCGCCCACGTACCCACCAGGATCTCGTTCCCCAACACGTAGTAGCCATTGAGGTCGTCTTCCATTGCCTGAAGCTCGGCCTTCGTTGTGATCACTTTAGGCCGCATCGGCGATAGGTCGGAAATAGTGAGCACCATCTCGACCTTCCCATCGACCTCGTGGACGCCCTGGACGTCGCCGAACTCCCCGGCGTACTTGGGCTCCAGCTTCAGTCGCGAGAACTCCCCCACCGTCACCTTGCGGTCGTCGGTCACCGCCGTGACTACTCCGAACTCCTCGAAGGCCGCAGCCGACAGCCCGCAACCGTCAGCCCGACCGGAAAACGCATTGACTAGAGGGCTGAACAGATCCGTCCGACAATCCGGTGACCACACCTTTCCACGCCGCCGCTCTAACAGTTGCATCAGGCCCCGCATCTCAGCGATATAACCGCCATCCTTTGTCTGCACTTCCCCAATCGTACCGAACCGGTGCTGTAGGGCGCCGGTGCCATCGGGGTCTTGCCAGTCGATGCTGAATATATCGATCTCCGCGAAGTCGTAGAATCCGGCATCCATGTCGTTTCGGCTGAAGATGCCCCCGAAGATTCCGACGACGTCGAGGTTGTCAACGCTCATGTCGGCCGATGATTCAATCGCGGTGCGCGCGATCCCCGATGCCGCTACGTAGGTGTCCCCGGCGAACACGATATCGGTGTCATGGTCCGTAATGAAGGTCTTGACTCCGTCCGTGCGTGTTACCTTCCAGCACGTCGCCAGGGTGAGCACTTCGCTCTGGATGAGGGTAGTCATCTTTGCCGAGATAGTCTTGGCCATTTTCTAGATCCTGATCTCAATCAGCTCTATGTCAGCCACGTCCCCGACATTGAAATGCTGGAGCTGTTGAAGCCAATCATCCTTTTCGAACCGGACCGGTACGTTGTAGACGAAGTCCGCCTCCACGAGCTTCCCCGCCGGCGGCGCCGTGTTGGCCGTAATGATGCCCGTGTTCAGATCCACAGTGTAGGTATCGACCCCGCTCGGCGCCTCGGCCCAAACGGTGCCGTCCACTATGACCCGGATTGTCACCAATTTATTGATCTCCCGGAGGTATAGCGGAACGTCATTATCCTGGGAGAATACCCGGACGTTCAACCGAGGGGTCAGCTCGTCGACGAGCGCACCATCCACGGTGAGGTCCAACGCGGTCACCGCCGTGATCTTGCCCGCCGTCCCGTCATTCAGATTCGCTAGCGTCCCGGACACGTAGACGTGGTCCCCGACCACGAAGCCGTCCGTGGTCCAGTTGCCCACCGTCCTCGCGATAATGCCCGTCGCGGCGGTGAACGTGATCGAGTCGGGGCCCAGGAAGTTGCCTACGACCACCTCCGCCGTGTATAGCTTCTGCGTCTGAAAGGTGACCTGCGCCCCGTCGCCCACGCCGATCGCTCCGCTCCCGATGTTCAGCATCGCGTGGGACGTCATGTCGGCCGCGGCGGCAAGCGCCGGGTACTCAATCCCCTGATTCGCCTCTACGTCGCTCGACCAATCGTTCCAATCCACGAACCGGAATCCCACGGCCATGCCCCGCACGGAGAAGAAAAAATCCAGCAGCGTCTCCAGCTCCGCCCGATTCTTGACCTCGTGCGACGCCTGATAGCGGTGCCGGGCAAACTCCCAATTCAACTGGCGCTGCTCGAACCCGGCCGTTGTGGCCGAGATCTGGGTGAAGAATACAGGCCCGCCCGAGAACCCGAAGTTGATATCCTTCGGAAACTCCTTCTCTATGAATGAGGGAATCTTGATCGACGGCATTTATATTTCCTTCCAGTTTTTCCGGCACTTAATCATCGAAATCGTCTTACGCGCAACGCCGTAGTCCGCGGCTATCACGCGTTGAAAACGATCATCGGCCCGGATTGAAATTACCTGCTCTACGGTCAGTTTGGCCCGACCCCGGCCGCGCATCCGCCCCTTGGCCGCCGCATCGGCCATATTATCGCCATGCGTTCCCAGGAACAAGTGCCCCGGCTCGCAACACGGGGGGTTATCGCAGGTATGGAGGACGTGAAGGCCGTCGGGGATCGGGCCGAACGCGGCTTCGTAGGCCACGCGGTGGGTATCTATCACCCCACCCACATCCCCGCCTTTTCTAATGTGCCCGTACCCGTCGCTATTACGGGAGCCCTGGAATTCCAAGCAGCCATTGGGCCCGGGTAGCAGCCGCTTGCACAGGCGTTCCATGATCGGGGTCTGCATGGGTTTCTCCTACGTGGTACGCCGTTGGGCGAGCGCGGTGGCAGCGCCCACCCGGGCGAGCATCTGTGAGCGCGACTGCTTGAACGACTCGGCGTCGGACGTCTCAATGTTGAACGTGATGTTGGTAGTCCCTCCGCCCATCCCTTCAACCGGGATAGCCCGGTTCCGGGACAGCGGGACTACCGCTTCATTCGGGGACAGTAGCGCGGGAATGCGATCAGATCCAGAGGTAACCCCGCCCTGCGCAAAGCGCTTAGCATTGGCGAATGCAGACAACGGAACCATCTTCTTGTTACTCAGCGAATCTGATATCCCGCCTTCTGCCGCTAAACCGACCAAGAGCTTACCTATTCCTGCAATTGCACCGCCGCTTGCGCCGCTGCTCCCACTGCCGCCAGAGAAGAACCCACCGATGGACGAGAATATGTTTCCCAACCCAGTCAACCCGTCCATGAAAAGATTCCCCAAGCCACTAAGGCCGTCGGTGAACTTTGTTCCTAGGTTAGAGAAAAATCCTCCAATGGCCGTGGTGCCGGCGGTTACCGCCCCGATGATCCCACCTCCGGCCTCTTCCTTGCCGGCTTCTGCCGGGCCAACCTGCCCACCCGTTTCACCGAACGCCCCCTTCCCTCCTAATATACTCCCCAGCTGCGCCAGTATTCCGGACTTCGAGGTTTCCTTGCCTTGTAGCTTCAGGGCGATATCGCCCAAGATGCTCTTGATCGCGATCCGATTGAACTCCTTCAGGATGCTCGATACGAAGTCCCGGAAGTTGAACTTCCCGGTCTCAATAAAATCAAGCAAGCCGTCTTCGATATTTTTGAAGGCATTAGTAAACGCGTTCTCAGTCAACTGGGCGATATCCTGTGCTTGCTTTGTGAACGTGTCCAACGCCTTCCCCAGGCCAATATTGAACAACTCATTGAACGTCTTTACGAGCGGGGGTACCTTACTATCGAAGTCGTCCAGGGCCTTTGCCAGATCCTTCTCCAAACCCTTCGAGACCGGCGCCTCCTCTTCGATCATCGCCTCCAGCCGTGCTGCAAAGCGCGCCCCGCCAATATCGGCGGCCAAGGCAAGGAAATCGCCGAACGGGTCGCTTGCCAAAATCTTTTGTGCCTCTTCGACCCCCTCCTGTATCGCATCGGGTATCCCTTTGAGGAGCTTCGTGTCGTCTGCGGCCTCTGCCATTTTTACTATTCCAGCGCGTAGCTTTTCAAGACCGGCAACCGCCTTCCCTTTCGCGCGCCCAGCCATGTCATCTAGGCCGTCTTTAACTACCCCGAAGAATTTCCCCACGGTGCCGGTAATTAGCTCAAATTGATCCTTTATGAATCCCCCGATATTCTGGAACACACTAATGAAAGGTGCCGCGAGATCGACAACCACGCTGATCATATTGTCTATATTGCCCGAGATGATGCCGAACGCGTTTGAAACCAGGATCGTGATTATCTTAAAGGCTGTACGGAAGGCAAGCGCGGCCAGCTGTATGCCTTTGATCATGGCGTTAATCGTGCCCTTCGCGACAACGCCCATGGCAACAAATGCCTTGACGGATATGTCTTTCAAAAAGTTGAACACATTGGCGAAGATGGGCGTGAGAAAATTAAAGGCGACGATCGCGGCGTTCGCGATCTTAGTCCACACCTTCTGCAACAACTCCAAGGGCCCCGCTAGAACCTCCCCAATCTTCTGCCTCAGCGCCTCGAACAGACCGATAGTGAAATCCATCACCGTCTGCATCTTCCCGCCGACTTCGATCACCGAATCCTTGAATTTCAGGAATATCGCAATCAACGCCGCCACAGCTACGGCAGCCAAAACAAATGGATTCGTGAGCATGGCTGCCGTAAGCACTCTCATGGCTACAGCCGCGGCTCTTACGAATTTAATAAAAATGCCCAAACCCTTCACGAAGGGGCCGAACGCCGCCACCGTCGCCCCGATGATAAGAACGAATGACCCGAGGCCAATCAGCAACGGGCCGAGGGCAATCAACGCCCCAAGTAGTACAACGATCCATCTCTTCGTAGCGATCGGCAGGTCTGCCATCCGTCTAGCGAAGTCCTGTAGCTTCAACGCGAAGGCTCCCAACTTTTCTATGATCTCGACTATCACCGGACCGAATGCCTTGCCGAGGGTCGCCGCGGCATTCTGGAAACGGTTTCTCAGGATCACCATCTGGCTGGACAGCGCAGCGAAGAAAATCGCGGCTTCCTTGTTCAGCGCCGTGTTCTCACGGAATGCTACATTGCCTAGGTCTAGGGCCCGCGCCAACGAATCGCCCGCCAACGACAAACGAAGGAGCGCGTCCCGAGTCCGGACTTCCTGCAACTCCAGGTCTTCCAACACCTTGAAGACGTTGACGCCAGCTTTCTGGGCATTGCCCAAACCCTTAATGAAAAGCGTCAGCGCCCCGGCCGCATCTTCTCGAAATAGCTTGGTGAACTCGTCAACGCTAACGCCCGCGATCTCGGCGAATTGACGAACCTTCTCGCCACCACTGGCTACCTCATTCGCGATTTTAATGAAAGCCTTCGAAATCGCTGTACCGCCGGCCCGCGCCCGGACTCCGACGGCGGCCAAGGCGGACGAGAAGCCCAAGACTTCGCCCGCGGTCAAACCAACGATTTTACCGGCACCGGCGAGCCTCAGGGACAAGGAGAGGATTTCTTCTTCAGTTGCTTCGAAGTTATTGCCCAAGGCGATCAGAGATGAGGCCAAATTATTGACCGATGACGTTGGGAGCTGCAAGATGTTCGACAATCGCGCAAGGCCAAAGGCTGCTTGCTCAGTGCTCAGTTTCGTGGCGACGCCGACCTTAGCGATGGTCTCTGTGAAGGCGATGATATCCGGGATCGCGACGCCCAACTGACCGGCGGTCTGACCGATGGACGCCAGCTGCGTAGAGGCAATGGGGATCTGATTGCTTAGTCTAACGAACTCCTCCTCCAACCCAGCCAATTGCTCCGGCGTGCCTTGGACGGTCTTCTGGACCCCGGCCAGTGCAAGGTCGAAATCAGCGAAGGCTTTGACCGATATCGCGACGGCCGCGGCGATCGGCACCCCGATGGAGAAGGCGATGTTCGTGCCAGCTTCGCGGATGGCAGCCCCGGCGGATTTGATCCGGCGCCCAGCCTTGACCGTAGCGTCGCCCAGCTTCTGGAACTTCTTGGCGAGCTTGTCCAAACCCCTTCCGGCAACCTTGCTCCTCGTCCCGAGATTCTTCAGCTGACCGCCGAACTTGCGGATGACTTGGCCGGCCTGATTCCGGAACTTGAGCGTGAATATGATATCGCGGTTCGGCACGGACCCCTCCGGCAGTTACGCGTTCAACGTAGCATAGCTGGGGGAAATTTCTTCTCTAGTCACCCCAGTGGCGGGAGGGGTGTTTCTTCGCCCCACCGCCGGCGCCACGTCGCCCGTGCGCGTCCATCTGCGCCTGCTTGGCGTCGCGTACCTTGGCCTCTTCAGCGTCGGCGTCCGACTTCGCCTTGTCTATCACGGCGCAGATCATAACGAACCGTTGATCCTGATCGCGCCACGTCCCCGGGTTCGGCAGGAACCCCTTCTCCCTCCATCCGTAGAATTCTAGCAAGCGATTATACCAACCTGGGTTATCGAGGTAGGGCTTCCGCGGGCAGCGGAGCGTGCGCTCGCCGTCAAAGTTGATCGGCATGGGAGGGCTGGCATCAGCCTCGCAGCCCCACCGAATGCGGTCTGTCTCCTGGCAGTCAGTGCAGTCCCGCTCGGGCAGGAGCCGCATCGCAAGAACTACCCTTCGGAGTTTTTTGCTTCTGCCTCGGATAGCTCGTTCCGCTTCTGTAGCTCTTCCGCCAATTCCATGATCACAGCCTTCGGGATCACGTTGACGATGGAAGGCTTCACGGCTTTGACGTCCATGCCATGCACGTTCTGGCGCTGCACCTCAAACTCCACGGGATTACCATCGGCATCCTGAAGATTCTTCGTGCCGCGCAATCCGTAGCGTACGACTTCGATCGCCAGCGAGGCATTCATGATACTCGCTTCCACGTTCTCCTCGCTCGTGCCCTTGAACGTCGTAGCCTTGTCTTGCAGATAGGACAGCAGCCGGTTGGACAGGGTGCCGAGCGTGAATACCGTAGCGTTCTCGCCGTCACGGTCCGGGTCGAACTTCGACTTGAAATCCCATTCGGCGTCTAGGTTGAGTGTCTGAATCGCCATCTTGGCGGTCTCCTCGGGGTGGGGGGAGTGCGCATACTGCCCACGCGCCGCGGTGGAATCCCCCCCAGTAATTCCAGCCACAGCAGCGTGGTCCCAGAACTCTAGGCTCTGGTAGTTACGTTAGCGCACCCCGCAGGGTTGTCGACTAGCAGAAGATGATACGCAACTCATCGTTACCGGCATCCGTGGATGCCGCCAGTCTCAACGTCATGTCGTTCGCTCGGATGTTGGCCCGGTCCGAGTAAGAGATCCCCGTGTACTGAGCGAAGAGCCCATGGAATTGAACCACGTTGCCCTGCGTAATCCCGACTCTCAAGGCGAAGAAAATCCGATCCGCGTTCTCCAAGATCGTCCAGAACGGGTGAGCCGCCACCAGCTCAGACTCCGGATTGAACGTCGCCGAAGCCGACCGATCGGTGATCACGGCCCCCTCCAGCGAATTCGCCCCGTTGATGCACTCTCTCGGTTGAACATCGTTCCCGATGTCGAAGCTGAACGCCTGCGCGCAGAGTGCGAACTCTGTCGGAATCGGATCAGTCAGCGAAGTGACGACCGGGAAGTCCTGCCCACCCAGCGCCGAGACATTGGCCAATTCGACCTGCTGCGGAATCTGCGTCTCGAACACCTGATCGGTAGGCAACGCCTCATCGATCGGCGTCACGAAGTCACCTGTGAACGTCCAGCTGAATGTACCAAAGGCTCCCGCCTCGCCTTCTGAGGTGAAGGTGCCGCGAGCGCCCGTCATCGAATGCTTCAGACCGGCGAAAAACATCTCCAAAGAGAGCGACTCGGCATCGCTCGACACCGGCAGGTAGAAGTGGCCAGCCGGGGCGAGGTTGATCACGAAGGTGTCCCCAATCGCGAAGTCCGTGGTAATGGTCGGCGTAATTGAGGCAGACTCAGCCAACACGAAGGCGCCGGCATCCGTCATGACAACGGCCGAGGTCAACACCCCCGCCTGACTTCCGACGGGCGGACTGTAGACCGTGAATGCGGCCACGCCGCTGCCGCCGCCAGTGGTACAGCGAAGCACGACCACGCGGGGTCGCGTACCTGCGTATCCCACGCCCTTCGTGTAGGTGAACGCGCCTGTCGGGTCATTGACCGGAATCGCGAGATCATCGATGATCGTCTCCGTTTCGTTTCCGGTCTCTCCGTACTTGGTCTGAGACATGCCGCAGCCGCGGAGCAGAACTCCAGTGGCAGGCGCCAGAACCCCATCGGTTCCGCCGTTGCTTCGGACCTCAGTCTGAAAGGTCATGACACCCAGCTTGCGGCCCGTGGCTCCGGCCACCTCGGAAAGGTGAGAGGCCACAACGTCACGGTCCAAAATCGTGATATCCGGGCTGTAGTCCGGATCGATCACGAGGAATGCGTCCGACTGCTGAAGCTGCATCGTGAACGTACCGACCGCAACCGTCAAATCGATCACCACAGCGGGGCTCGCAATCGCATCCGCGCGGCTGAGTGCCAATTGGAAATCATTGTCATCAACCCGGACCACCCAGTAGTCGGTGAGGACGAGAAGGCCGGTGGGCAGTGCGCCAGTGAGGATCGTCAATTGCACGGGGCCAGTGCCCGTCGTGTAGCCGTGGGCCGTCTCGGTGATCTGTTCAGTGGCCGCGTCAACGTCGGCCGTTGAGTCGATGCTGGTGGTCTTCTGAAGCGTCTGATTGGGCTGGGAGTCCGTGCGGAACACCGCCTCCAGCTTGGCGTTCACGAGCGTCAGATTTGTCAGCAATGACATTACGATCCCCCTACGACTGAGTCAGTTTCCCGTCTCGCGTGATGTATTCTCCGCCCACGCCTCTAGGGGCGGGCTTTACTTCGGGGGATGCTACGGGCGCCTCTTCCGGCACCTGCTCTACCTCGACCACTTCGGTGCCCTCATCCTCGGACACGTCCACATCGATATCAGCACTCAGCTTCTTTCGCGGCATGAGCCCCCTCCTCTGATACTCAGACAATAGCCCGTCTCCTACCCAATGCGCTAACCATTACGGACCGATCTGCTTCCGCGGGTCAGCCACGGCGTGCTTGTACAGTACGCGGACGAACATGGTGCCTTCGATCCTCCGATCATTGTCATTGTCGGCGTTCCACTCGTCCCCAATGCTCCACGCGCGCAGGGCGAGTTGCTGATCGGTTTGCTCATCTCCGCCCTCGAACAACATGACGTTCTCGTTCAACCGGCGTTCCAGCGAGAGGATGATCTCGTTCGCCCGGATCGACGGCTCATCGTCCCGCCCTAGCAGGGAACTCCATTCGAGATCGACCTCTAGCGTTGCGTGCTGCGTCTGGATCTGAATTTCCTTCAGCTGGCCACGGTCGATGATCGCCATCTCGTAATTCTTCCGCCGGTTGCCCTCCAGCAGTGGCGCCCGGATCACGGTCTCCCAGGCGAAGAGGTGGCCGTTCACGCCCTTGAGCTGGGTGTCGTAGAGCCGTCTCAGCTCCACAAGGATCCGCTCCCGGATCGAATCTGCCGTCGCTACGAATAGGGCCATGGCTACAGCGCCTTCACGAGTTGCCGCACGGCCTTATCGAACAACCGTTCGATATAGATCGGGGCGGCTTTTTTCATTGTGAGGCCGAGCCCCAGCCTCTTCGGGATCTTGACCTGATCCTTGAGGACGTACAGCGGGATGATCTCTCCAAATTGCTTCTGGAATATCAGTAGGTTGCCCTTCTTGCTCCGGGCTACGAAAGTGTTCCGCCACGCGCGCGGGCCGCGTTTCTTGGGGATGCCTCGGCCATCAAGGGCCGCTTGCAGCGGGATCGCCAGCAATTTGCCCCGCGAGCGGATGGTGGCACCCGTTTCATGGACGCTCAAAGGGAACGGAACAACGATGGTTCCGGTCACTTCCTCTGCGCGGTCCTTTATTTTAGGCTTGAGCGCACGCAGGCTCGCGCCTGAGCGCTTTGCTAGCCTCCCCTGACTCGCGCCCTTGGGTAGCCGTCTTCCCCACCTCCAGCGCGAACTGTGGCGTTGCCGCATGGCATCGACCACCGTGTCGAGGATATCGATCATTTCGCGGCGGGCAATCGGGGTCAAGCTGAGGATCGCGCTCTCGGAGCGCAAGGCGAGGAATCGCAGCCCAATGGCCGCGTTTTCAAAGCGCTTTCCGCCCACGTCAAGATTGAGTCTGAATTCGGTTTCGGCCATGGCTGCTTGTGCAAGCGCTTGCACGACCCCCTTATATGGATGAGGCGGTTTCCACGCTGTGGATCGGCTTCTCCGCGGTGGGGATGTAACGGGCGTGCTTGTAGAGGATGCTGTTCAACCGCATCTCCAGCCGGTCTTGCTCATCCTTCTCGACTTTGTCGCGCCCGAACACCGCATCCGAATTCACGAGGATACGGGTCTCCAAGTCGTTCGCCCGTACCAGCCAATCCGGCGTGCTCTGGAATACGGCAGGCGTAGCGCCGTCGTCCAAGAAGCCCGCCCGGTAGCTGACCCGCACGTAGACGCCGTCCAGCCCGAAGTCCTGCACCCGCACGACGCCGCGCTCGGCCTCAATCAGGGTGTGGTCGATGGAGGATACGGACTTCAGGTCGGAGCGTACCGCCGAGTCGTCCAGCGCGTCCTCCGTCCCGGCGGCGAAAATCGTCATTCCGGAACCAATATCGGACACGAAACCCCGGCTGAGCAGGAGCGTGGTCGTAGAGGAGCCCGCAACCGCGATGCCCGTGTTTCTGGACGTCGCAGGCCGCTTCCGGCCCCCCGTGCCGATCGGCGATCGTAGCGTGAACCTCACGAAAAACGTGTCTATCACGTCCACGCGTGTCAGTTCGCTACGTATTCGATCGGAAATCGTCTCGACGGCAGTTTCAAGATGAGACTCGAAAGCCGCATCGCGGTCAGCATCGACACCGAACCCGAGACGCTCACGCGTACTCTCCACGCTCCGGATCAACGGCATTTGCTAGACCCCCTCGGCTCCCTCCGTGTTGGGTGCATCGACCCCGGAATCCGCCAGCTCGGGCACGTCGGCCCCGTGGATCCGAGAACGTCGACCCCGCGCCCGGCGAACTCGCGCCTTCGGCATGATCGCTTTTCCCTTGGAGTCCAGCCGGACCCGTCGGAAAAACCCGGTGTCCTCAATGAGGTATTCCGAGGTTTCGTCGTCGACGATCCGCGGAACATTCCGGAAGTAGGTCACGCCCTTGTGGCGGTACCTGCGCCCTCGCTTCAGCATCACAGCTTCACGCGTCTTTGCTACTTTGGTTGCCATCTTGGCATCCCTCCGTGGGAGTCGTGTCTCAATGAAAAGGCGGTCCCACTCCCTGAGAGACCGCCTTCAAATCACTTCGCTGTCATTTGGGCCTCGCTACTAGACGCCCAGGTTTGTGTGGATTACCGCGCCCGCCGCGTCCTCAACCTGCACGGCGACTCGCGCCGAGAGAACGATCAGCAGCACCCGCTCGCGAATCAGCTTATCCCACTCCAGCAGCATCTTCCGCTGCAAGCCCCAGATGATGTTCTGGGGGTTCGTGAAGAGCCCCTCATCGTCGGGGATCGTGGCATTCGCTACGACCGCGGAACCGAACGCGCGCAGCGGGGCATCGCCCTGCAAGGTCGCGTCACCGTAGCCAGTGGCGCGGTCTGCGACCGTGTCCCTGTACTCCGTCTCCTGATCGTGCGAGATGTAGTGCCTCATGGAATTGATGTTCCTGAGGTACTGATCCGGCATGGTTTTCTTGCCATTCTTGAATGTGGTCTTGGACACGAGTGCCCCGACCTCGTCGTTGATGTTTCCGCCGTCCCGAACGATCTCCAGAACGCCGTCCTGAAGGTCGAGGTAGGTATCGGCCGCACCCAGGTCGACGTCGCCGAGCAGAAGCAGCTCTTCGAGGTCGAGCGCCGCGCGCTCTGCCATCAACTCCAAGACGGTGTCGATGAAGCCGCCGCCCGCAGGGGCGCCGCCAACGTCGCGCATCTCGCCGATGTTCCCCAGCTCCACGTTGTCTTCGATCACGTCATAGGGAAGGTCGACTTCCGCAATGACTTCCGTGGTGTTGAGAACGACCTGCGAGGTCTCGGGCTTGCCTCGGCTCGTGTTTTCCGCGATCGGATCGAACGGGGCCGAAGAAGCAGCCGCGGCGGTGTCGAGCGCGACTGCGCTGGTACCGGCACGGAGGATTCTCTTGTTGAACTGGAGGCGATTGATGTTTCGCGTGGGCGAATCCATCTCTACCGAGCGAATGTCGCGGAGCATCGTGGGCTCGTTGATCAGTCGACGGAAGAAGCGGTTCGCTTGCTCCGGATTGACTAGACCCGCTGTTACCAGATCGGCATTTGCGAAGTCAGCCTTTTCGACGAGTTGTCTGTTTGAAGCCATCGTTCCATTCCCCCCTCAGGAAACTGTTCGTGTCGGTTGCCCGACGTCATTGCAAAGCGTAGCCCCGCTCCCCTAGTTCGCGCCACCTCTTGCGCGGTAGCGGGACATGCCCGTATCCATGAGCGGAGGAGCGCCCTTGGATTTGCGTTCACTTCGACCGCGTCCGTCTCCGGCCGGCGTCGTGGACACCCGGCCAGTCACAGCCTGATCCGTCGCATCCGCCTTGTCGTCAGCTGCCTTCGCAGTCGCTTCCGCTTCGTCCGCCTTGGCGGCCACGGTGGCGATCTGCTCTTTCAAGTCGTCCGTCACTTCGCCTTGCTTGACGACGGTAGCGGTGAGCCCCGCGATTGCTTCGAGAACCTTGTCGAGGTCAGACGGGGCATCTTCCTTTTTCTTGCCCTTCTTGTTCTTCTTGCCCTTCTCGTCCTCTTCCTCATCGTCGTCCACATGGACGGCCTTCTCGGTCTCGACCTTGTCGTCAGCCTTGGCGTCCGACTTGTGGTCGCCTTCCTTCTCGGCCGTGACCTTCTCGTCGCCTTCGGCCTTGGCATCCGCGTCGGCCTTTTCCTTGGCATCAGCATCAGCCTTTTCCTTGACTGCGGCCTCGTCGCCATTGTCGTCTTTCTTGCCGATCAGCGACTCGGTCCCCTCAGCCTTCAGGGTCTTGAGCACCTCGGCCATCTTGAAGGTTTCCTTGGGAAGCGCCTTCGTCATCAGGGTCAGCAACGAAACCAGCTCGTCGCCCGATTCCTTGATTTTCGTGGCCGCTTCCGCGGGAGAGTCGACGGAGTCCAGAATTTGAAAGGCCACCTCGTGGAACACGTCCAGCGCGTTGTGCAGCTGCGGGAAGAATCCCTGCGCCTTGATCGCCTCGCTGAATGACGTCTCGCCGTTGAACGGCATGAACATCTTCTCGACCCGGCATACCGCGATCAGCTCATCGTCGAGCTGGACCTGCACTTGCTGCGGGTCGGCGGTGTTGACGCGGTCTTGCTTGCGCGCGAGCAGGAGTGTGGTCGTACCGTCGTCGCCCTCCACTTCGCGAGTGTCCTGAATTTCGATTCCGGCTGCCTTGGCAATTGCCTCGGCTGCCTTTACGTCGCCCTTGGGCGATACAGCGAGCGCGATCAGTGTCGGCCCATCGGCTTTGGCTGCGGTGAGTTTTTCGGCTCTGAACACGTCGGTATCCCCCTCAGGATTTTCTGATTTCAACTTCTTGAACGGCGCTGCATTGGCACCAGTCTCGACCAATGAGATCAATTGTACCCTGCCATCATGCATTTCCGCCAGCTCTTTCTTGATCTGCATCAACCAATCCCCCCAGGCACCTCTTCTTCAACGCGTCCTGCTAGCTTGTCCAGTAACGTATAGCGATGGAAATGCCCGTCTGCCATCTCTTTCCCAACCGGGTCCGCTGACATCTCTGTGATCGATCGGCGCCGGATCACGTGCTTGTGGCCGTTGACGACGTTCGAGACGCCGCCCACGAAGTCCCCGTTGGAATCAAAGCGTACGAGATACTGGTGGCGGTGGTCTTCCCCATTCGAGGCTTTCTGTGTAAGTCCCTCAACTTGATCAGGAATTTCCAGGGTCACCATGCGATCGGTGACGTAGACCTGAGCCTGCATGGAGAATCCGTTGAGCTTCCCTGTCTTGACGTCCTCCCACAGCTCGTCGTCACAGATCTTCATCGCGACCACCCAGGCGCCTTCGATGAACTCAGGGTCGCTCTTGCGGGCGATGAAGCTCTCGACGATGAAGCAGCCCTTCCGAATCTCCCCGTCATGCTGGACGTCGACCGCGCCGACCGAGAGCCCGTCCATGAGGAACAGGTGAGCCATTTTCTCAATTTCCACGGCAGTCATGAAGTCGTCTTGCGTGTCGGGGATATCGGGGATGTAGACCTCGCCCCAAACGACGCGCATCTCCTCGTCGGCCTTCTTCACCCACGAGGCGCAGTGCTCTTCGGGTAGGAACGGCAGCTCGACGAGTGCCGCGTTGACCGCCTCATCGGAGAGCTTGACTATCAGCTCCTCGAAGTCCCCCTGGGACGACCACGCTTCCTCGGAGTCGTGCTTGTTCCGCTGGGCGGCGATAGCCCTGCCTACAGCGAGGGCTCGCGCCTTGGCCCCGGAGCCAATGAAGCACTTGCCGGCGTCGCCCCACTTCCACCCTGCCACCCCATTACGCTGACACTTTTTTACCGGCATGGTGACAATCCCCCAATCGCTGTCCCGGCGCAACTCTGTGAACAATATACGTTTCCGGGCCGCACTTGCGACGCGTATCTAGAGAATTCCACCTCACACGTACGGCACGTCAATTTAACGTTGGGCCTATTGGGTTCACGTGCGGGCTTGGATGCGTATAGCTCAATGAGCTTTCTAGCTTGGGTTCTTCGCCGTTCTCCTAGCTGGGAATACACCGCAGCTGTGATCGCGTAGGCCTGATCCATCCGCGACAAGTCATACCTCCAAACGAATTTGTTCCCGGGCCCATTATCATGTGGCCCAAACAGTCGCCCACATCCCAGTACCTTCTGGAGCCGTAGCAGCACATCCTCATCGGTCATGTTTACGGAGATACGTGGGCGTCCACCCGTTGCGTGGAAACAACCCTCACCTTCAAGTAGTCCAGCGGCCCAGGCTAAATCAGCCCGATCCCAGCCGCCTTTTCCGTTGCGTTGACAGGATTTTACAGGCACCAGCTCGCCCCCTGGGTGGGAGCATAGCCGCTCGTGCAAGCGCTTGCATTTCGCGAGGGCTACTCGTCTTCGTCCTCATCGTCCGGATCCGGCGGCCACACGCAGTCAACCACACCGTGAGTTTTCATGCCCTTGGCGTCCAGCCAGTACTCCGGCTCGGTCTGTATCTTGTTGAGCCAGAAAGCGGCGGTCCGCTTGCGCCCGCTCGCGCGCCCCATGAGCTTGGCCCACTTCTCTTCGAGCCGTTCCTTCTGCTCCAAGTGGATCTTCTGGAGCCGGGTGCCGCGGGAAGTGACCCCGTCTTGGAATTCGTGGCACATGAACTCGGCGTTGGCGGTGGCGTAGCGAAGGTCTTTCGACCCGGCGGCGAGGATCAAGCCCCCCGCGGAGGCGATCTGCCCGTGCCCGACCGTCACAATGTCGTTCTCACACGACTGGATCACGTCGTAGATGGCGAACATATCATCGACGTCCCCGCCCGGCGTGTTGATCCACAACTCGATCTCGCCCTCGGTCTTGTCTAGGAATAGGAGCCCTCGGGTCACCAGCTCCGCGATGTTCTGGCCGGGGTTCGTGTGCTCCTCGATCCCGCACTGTAGGAATACCCGCCGCTTGGCGAGGTCGATGCCGTACTCGAACATGGCGCTAAGCAGATCAGCTACCGCGTGGCGTCCCATTTCGGTCTCCGAGTAGCGTGGGTATTTTCAGTGCGTCCTCAATGGTCCGGAGAGCTAACCGCTGAATCTGCTTCCCGGTCATCAAGGGCCCATCCTTGGGAATCGACCCGTAGGCCAGCCGCGCTACCGCCGCCCAGTCGATCTCGCAGTCGGGGCAACTCATGCAATCCTCCGAATTCGCGATACCGTAGCTTGATGGATTCCAAAATCAAGGGCGACAATGCGCTGCACCCGGCCATCTGCCCGTATCGCTTGGACTTGCTCCCGGGTTAGTTTCTTGTGCGTCCGCCCCTTGGCGTCCCGGTCGGCCGCATTGTCCCCACGCGTCCCCAGGAACAAGTGCCACGGGTTACAGCAAGGCGGGTTATCACACCGATGGAGGACACAAAAGCCGGCGGGGATCGGACCGAACGCATCCTCCCATACCACCCGATGGGTGAGGATTTTCTTGCAGTTGTAGCCCCCCTCACCAATTCTCCCATACCCGCCCTTGTCCCGGTAGCCTTGGAATTCCAAACAACCACCGGGGGCTACATGCAAGCGCTTGCACAAGCGCTCAATCAAGGGGATCGGCTTAGGCCCGCGTTTCTCAGGCACAATATCGGCCATTGATGATCGGCACAAGTTGCCTCTTACCATTTGGTTGTATTACGCAATTGCATGGGAGCCATGAGGACGGCGAGCCCCTCGCGTAGCTGAGGGTGCCGGTCGACACGCCCACTTGATAGCAGCCCTTCTCGACCCCCGGCGTGTGTGTGTGTCCGATGACCGCCTTCACGCCCATCTTCGACAGGTTGACGATGGAGCCCCAGGCGCCGTTCGGGCCCCGGTCGCCGTGCAGCGAGACAATGATCCCCATGATGGTCCGATTCTCATCGCGCTTCAGGAATCGCGTGTTGCTCACCATTCTCTTGCTAGCCCACAAAGCGAAGGGCGACTCCGGGTCCGCGGCACCGTAGCTGGGATCCCATTCCGCCTGTGCCAGTACCTCGGCCCACAGCTCATGGTAGACCTGGGCGTTCGATAGATCGTTTCGCCACTCCACTTCGTTCATCCACCGCCACACGTGGTCGTCATGATTCGAGGCGACGATGAGGTTCTGAGTGTTGGGCGGCGTGGTCTCGTCCACGTGTTGATAAGTCAGCGCCATCTCCTGGGTGAGCGAGTCGAACCCCTTCTGGGATTTCACATAGCGGGTCAGCACGTTGTGCTTGTGCCAGTGCGACACCGCGTAGGAATCGAGAATGTCGTGCCGGACGATCACCTTGGGGCGCCCGATCGCGGTCATGCTCGCCACGTCCGTGTAGGTGGCCGCCTTGATAGACGGGTCGGCGAATAGCGCGTGCTCGTCCCCGACGATCAGCGCCGGCCATCGGCCCGTGGGCTTCACGCCCGTAGGCGAGTACCACTTGTCGAGGTCGCAGATCGTCCCCTTGGAATCGGCTACGCAGCTCCGCATATGGAAGATGCCCTTATCTTGAATTTCTACCACAACCACGCCGGCACTATGGTGAAAGTCGGCCTTGATCCCCGCCTTCGTCTTGGAGTAGTTCTTCTTGCTGACACTGCCCGTTGTAATCATCATCTTGGGGAGCGAGCGTTGCGGCGTCGCGATCACGCGCATTTGGATCTGGGCATGGCCAACGATACCCGACTGCGACTGGCTGATTCCCTCCAGCCCCGTGAGTGGGCTCGCGGCCGTAGCTTGAATGCGCACGTGCCCCAGGATCCGTAGATGCTGGTGCAACCGTATGTCGCCCTCGACCAAATAAGGCAGTACTTCCGCGGGGTACCACACCCCGTCGTCCTCTGCCTGCGGGTCAAGCCGGCTCGTCGGGTTCTTGTAGAGGGTGGGGAGCACGTACAGCGACGCGCCCATTTCCTCTTTCATTCGGAGGATCGTACGCCACACGTTCTTGTCGATCGGTGTGTTGTTCTGGGCGGACGTGATTAGGTGGTACTTCTTGCTGGTGAGTTTGTCGATCGCTTTCTTCGTCGGTGTGAAGTCGAGGTCCGCATCGGTGACCTCGGGTACGGGGATGGTGGGATTCTTGAGGCAGCCGTTGCAGTGGATCCGCAGTTTCCCGTTTCGGGTGCCCCTGCGCTGTGTGTCCGTCGACCCGCAATACTCACAACGCAAACCAGTAGCCATGCGGGCGCACTCCTCTGAATGGACAAGAGGAGCTTACCGTAGCGGTGCATCGGGTGCAACCGAGGAGGGGGTCACGCGCCGTCGGTGTCGTGCCCTTTGCACCAGCGCCGCTTGCAGGCTTTGCAGATAGCAAACACGCCCAGAACCGCTAACGGGATCTCATGCACGAGCGCGTGCGCGGCAAGTCCGCCGATCAGAAAGGAATTCACGAGGTCATTCACCGCGTCTCTCCCGATTCGACCACCACACCGTGCTGATCGCCTCCGGCGTCCCGCGCGTCGATTGCCGCGACAGGTTAGCGATTTTCAGATTGGATCGCGAGATAGCCGCCCGCGCTTCCGGCGTGAGCAGCACACGCGGCGGCTTCGTGCAGTCGCGCACGCGCTTGCACTTGCGCGTCGCCTGCTCTTGGCGCCAGCGCCGCTTGACCCGCTCCTCGCACAGCCGCGCCCGCTCGGAACGCTGCTGGTCGGTCATAGCTTCGGTCCCGTTTCCTGGGGGTCAGCCAGCTGGCGCAGCCTCAGCGCAGCGCCCCGGAACGCGGAGTGCAGGCCGGCGTAGAGGTAGTTATCCCGCGGCCGATTCTTGACCTGCTCCTCCCACATCTCGTCCATGAGCATCGCGGCCTCATGCAGGCCGTCGCGCCGACCCTCTTCGCGTTCGGATCTCATGGGTGCAACTCCCGGTGAGTCACGAGAACCTGATCCAACTCGGGGGTGTATTTGTCCCGGAGCATCGCCGACAGCCGCTCTACCACCGCCACGCTGCGGTGGCGTCCACCGATGCAGCCGATCGCGACCCGTATGTCCCGGGTCTCGCCGCGTAGGAAGCCCCACAGCGCGATCGCGATGGTGTTGAACATGAACTCGCCGCCCTCATTGCTGAATACTTCGTGTTGCACGGCTTTGTCGAATCCGGTCAGCCGGCGCATGTGGGGGTTCTTGTGGGGGTTGTGTAGGCCGCGGACGTCGAACACGAAATTGGCATTCAGCGGAATGCCGTGCTTGAACCCGAAGCTGATCACCTCTATTCGCATTTTGGCTCCTTCCAATACTTCTTGGCTTTAATCTTCGAAATTAACTGGTAGCTCACCCCGTAGTCAGAGGCGATTACATATTGTAAACGGGTATCCATTCGAATTGCCTCAACCTGCTCCCAGGTCAATTTGGATCTTCCATTTTTCTCGCCCCTCGCAGCCCCTTGTCGGCCTTTCGCGTCCCGATCCGCCATGTTATCGGCGTGCGTCCCTAACCACAGATGGGCGGGGTTTGCGCATGGTGGGTTGTCGCAAGAGTGTAGTACGCACATCCCTTCGGGAATCGGTCCGACCATCTCCTCAAACATCACACGATGGACACGCTTCGGCGCCCCGTCCACAGTAATCTGCCCGTAACCGTCGGAAATGCAGTACCCCTGCCACTCCCAACAGCCATTGGGTATGACCTGCAAGCGCTTACACAGGCGGTCATATAACTGGGTCATCGCACTCGATTCTCTCCAGAGTCACTCTGAGGCGGTAGCCGGCCGCGTACGCCAGTCTCGCCATATTGCGTAGTCGCAAGTTACGGCCGCGAGTCAGTTGCCGAGATGCCCAACCCTTGTCGTGCCCGGCCTTGATGCTCACCCGGCGCCGTGTCATTCGAGACGCTTCGATCGCTTCGTTCATTTCGCGGGCCCATGTCGTGGCGACGTCTTCCACGTGGCTCGCGATGGCGAGGTTACGGAACGCCATTTCAGTCGTAGCACTCCGGGAGGTTCACCTTGGCCGTTACCATCTTCGTCTTCAAGGTCACCGTTTTCTTGGGCGCCGCCGCATCCGCCTCTACCTGCTTTAGCAACGCCGACAGGTTGATCGGAGCCGCGTCCGGGTTCCACTCCGGCATGTTTACTACCGGTTCAACCGGCGGCCCGTTCGGGTAGGAAATCGCCTTCGACGGCAGTTGCGGCGACGTGCCGAATACCGCGTCGCCATTCGCCGCTTGCACAAACGAGTTGAGCACCTCCGGGGGATCGGTCACCGTTTGGATTATGGGCCCGAGGTCCGCAGGCCCGTGCTTGCCGCCCCAGGCCAGCCCCCAGCGCTTCGCGCAGACGGGGCCGTAGCCCGCGTCCACGGAGGGGGCGTCGGTCAGTTGTTTCTTGCAGAAGCAGCACTTACCCGACAGGCGCCCGTACATCGCGACCGTGCCCACCGGGTCCATCGCCAGCTTCGACAGCGCGTCGGCCATGCGCTCGTCCACTTCCTTGTGGCGTTGATCCCAGGCGCCGTCCGCGGTGATCCGGCCGAACCAGCTCTTCACGTCGGTCCCCATGCCGTCGTGAGCCTTGACGTTAATCACGTTCGGGATCATCGCCTTGGCTCCGGAGATGTAGAGGTAGAATTCGTAGCCGTCGGCGTTGATCGTAATCCGCGGCCACTTGCCGCCCTTGGCGGCCACTTCGAACAGGGCGTAGACGTCAGTGAAGTCGCCCAGCTGCGTGATGCTTTCGCGCTCCCGCTTGTCGGCTTCGGTCTGCTGTGAGCAGGCGAGCGCGCAGTCCACGTGCTTGGAGCCCGTGATCGCGTCCCATTGAATCTGCTCACCCACCTTGATCCGGACGTCGCAAGCGTAGCATTTGCCCTTGTACTTCGCGGTCATGATCTTCATTGGTACCCCCGTGGTGTCCTTCAGTATATCGGATAACCGGCCGAAAACCTTAGGAAAAATGGGGCCTAAGGCAAAATAATCTCTGTGGAGGGCTGTGGTGCCTTTACAGGCCACGCCCGCGCGCGCTGTTTCCGCTTGGAGTTCCATCGGGGCCGTTTGATCCGCCTCAGGCGCCGGTTCCGCTGTAGGGCCGTTTCCTTCGCCATTACGCCCTCCGAATGCTCGTCATGGGCTGCGCCCCTTGAACATCGCCCTCGACGAGCTTGTACATCTCGCTGTTCTCCGGGTCTTCTATCACGAAGTAGTGGGAGTGAGTGAGCCGATTCACATCCCCGGACGGTATCTCGTCGGCTACTTCAGCCTCCCAGGCGAGTACCGCGGCCGTCATCTCGTCCACCGTTAGGTGGCCGGAGGCAAACCAGTAATCCCCGTCTTCGTCCCCGTAGACGTGGGGATCCTCGTCACAGTCACAGGGACTCACCCGATGTTCCGGGAGCCCCGGGTCTACGGTCTGCGTGGCCACCACGGGCTCCGTGTCCTCCACCCGGGCACAGCCGACCATGATCTCCTCCACCTTGATCGTCTCCCGCTCGTCCTGCGCCAGCACGTTGAATTGCTTCGTCCGCGCCGCGGCCAGTACCTGCGCCGACAGTCGGTGCTTTATTAGCTCTTCGTCCGCCGCGGACGTCACGCCCGGGTACATGAGGTCGATAACTAGCCTGATTCGCATCCGAACTCCTTTCCGCATTTGCCCGAAGTCAAATGCAAGCGCTTGCATCCGCGCAGGCCCATTTGCGGGGGCGTGCGATTGAACTTGATCTGTAGCACAGGCAACTTCCCGCTCGCAGTGCGCCCGGTTACCGTCCCGCTCAATACGAGAGGGGCCTCTGCTTCCTTCACCGGCGGGGCGCCCTGTAACTTCCGCCCGTAGCAGCGATTGCAGATCACGCCGTCGGGCGTATCGGCTCGGAACTTGGAATACTTCGAGCCGTCGCAGCACGTGCAGACGAAATGCATCTTGTGCGCGAAACGCCGTAGAGTCATTCCTTTCTTCGTGGGGAATTCGGTCATACCGGGGGCTCCTCGAATATGATCGCTTTGATATCGGCGGCTGACGGGTTCTCCAGCATCGACTGGACGCGCGAGTCGGCTACGACGCTCTGTGAGAACGGCAGCATCCGGCATCGGAACCACACCGCGACGACCGTGCCGGTCGGCCCGAGTTCGACGTCAACGTGTCCGGTGTGGTGGATCGTACCGTCGTCGCCGTAGCGGAACTCGTTCGACTGCTTCGGCTTCTTGCTGAAAAGGCCGCGGGGGATAAAACGCATGATACTGTTCCTTATGGCCCATAAGGGCTATTAAAGTGACTCTTTTGATACCTTACAACGCCGTGCGAAGGGCGGGGTGAGACGTCGGCGAGCACTGCCGCGTCTCAGGATTCCCCGTCCCCTTGTCGAGACCGGGGTGAGTCGGCCTCTTGAGGCGGTATCCGTCCCGCCTCCGCACGTCGTAGCGATTCCATTGCCTCGATCAGTCTAGGGCTCACCGCCTTCCAGTCCAGCCCATACACGGTGAGCGGGGCGCCGAGCCCGCGGTCGTCGATGTAGAGGTCAGCCACCGGCTTCGCGGCCCCCTGTAGGTACTCGGGCGCGTGCAGGTTGATCCCCCGCTGCTCTAGGTATTGCTCGGCCTCGGCCAGCTCTTTTTGCCCCCGGCACGTCCACAGGAATATCTTGGCGCCGAGTTCTTGGATCCGTAGCAGGGTGGGGATCGCCCCCAGGTCTTCCCCGATTTTCGGGTAGCTGCCCCGCTCCACCACCGTCCCGTCGAAGTCGAGTGCTATTCGCATGGCTTGCAGTCCCCGTACAGGTGAGTCTGTAGGAACTCCTCGACGATATCGAACGAGGTCTGTTCTTCTTCTCGACGGGCCGCGAGTCGCTCGGGGTCTTGAGCCACCTCGTCTTCCGTGAGCGCGTATTTAATGGCCAGCGCGTGCAGGGTCACGAACGCATCCGCCGGCGTTACCTCCAGCCGTGTGTCACTCATCTTCGAGAGTCTCCAAATTCCAGGGGTCGAAGTGATCCCCGTCGGGCATGTGTGCGATGACGTTCCGCAGGGCGTCCGCGTCCCATTTGACTTCGAACGTGTTGTGGTGCTCCGGGGCGCTGTAGCCTTCATGGTGGTACTTATCGGTCGACGGGTCAGAAACATTAGCGCTTTTCAGGTGTATCTTGCAGGCGCGCTCGCCCGTGGATTCGATCGCAGCGATGCTAGACGCGCTCAGGGTGACCGATCCCACGCGGGTAGGCAGGGTGAGGTGTCTCACCGCGTTGAGGCCCATTGGAAGGCGATCAGGCAGCCGGCCACGAAACCCGCCATGATGATGCTTAGAAGCGGCAGGGCGAAGGTAGCCACCCACCGCCAGAATCGGTTACAGAATTCGCAGTTGCGTCTCATGAGTATCCATCCTTCGCCCATCCGCCGCCCTTCAGACTGAACGACGTGCCCTCGCTGATCTGCCGCTTGACGGGCTTTCCGCACTGGCGGCTGCTCGCGGTCATCCACATCGGGCACTTGAAGATCACCGAATCCGTGACCGAATGCTCCCGCTCGAATTTGTGGCCCTTCTCGCAGAGGTAGTTGTAGACGGGCATCAATTGAGCCGCTCCGGGGGTTCCATGTCGTAGAAGCCGAGCGCCCGCGCGGTTTCCTTGTCGATGAGCGCCCGCCGCTTTCGCAGGATGCTTTCGCGTACCTTGGGGTCGGCGATGAGCGTCTCGATCGTTGAGGCGGTGAACACCCAGTAGCGGCCGGTGGCAATCGCCCGGGCGCCCTTGCCTTCGGCCTCCATGATGCAAATGCCGCGGCCCATCTTCTCCGCGCATTCGGGACAGGGTTCGTGATCGGTCACGAGCATGAGGGGCGCTTGCGCGTCGATCTCATTGTGGGCGTCGAAGGTCTTCTTCTGTTTCGCGGTGAGGTTCCCGATCAAGAGAATCTCGATCATCTCACCACACCAGAAGCACATGCGCAGGGGAGCGTCATGATCGGGTACCGACATAATTCCGTTTCTCACCTCACCCGCCGCGACCATATTGATTTGCGCGACCTCGTGCAGCTGACAGAACTCAGCGGAGTCCATGAGTCTGTAACTCGGACGGCGCGGCACGTCAATCCCCCGACGTCCATTGTAGGAACGTCTCGGGGAGCACGAACACGTTCTTCGGGTCGGTTAGACAGTTCACGTTCCACGGATTCTCCGGGTCGCAGACTTGTCGCAGATCCACACCGATCGCTCCCGAGTCGGAAACGATCTCACCGTAGCCGAAGTCGTTCACGTGAACTACCACCATCTCGTCCGCCACGCCTTCCAGCTTCTTGCGTAGGTCACCCACGTTCATGGTCTTCTCCTCGTGCGAACGGGGTTTCGAGTTTCGTCTCGACGCCCATCGCCCGCATGTCTTCAGCCAGCCGGTACGCAAAGGTCACAGACCGATGCCGCCCGGCAAAGCAAGTGAATACCACCGTCGTGTCCCGCCCGCTACGAACATGCTCGGACACCTTGCGAATTATGTGAGCGTACCGCTCTTCCACGTGCGGGGAATCCCACACATTCTGACGTACCAGTTCGTCGTGCCCCGTCAGATAGCGGAGGTTTTTGAGGCGGTAGGGGTTGCGCAGCCCCCTCAGATTAAACTCGAAATCGTTGGCGGGTGCGGGGCCGTGCTTCGTCCCCCACGCGATGATCTGTACGCCCATCAACCTCTCCTCAGTGCGTCGCGCCAAGGTTGAAACTTGGGCTTCGTCTCAGGTGGGTACTTGCTGCTCTTGCCCGTGTAGCAAATGACCCAACCGAACAGCCAGATAGAAACTTGGCTGCCGGGGTTAATCGTGAAACGATCTGTGAAGCGGTCATGCTTTTGGCGGTGAGCGCTCCACGAATAGGATACTGTGTAGCTGGGCATCATAGCGCTCTCCTCAGTGCGTGAGGCCGTGCGGGTCACCGCCCGCTTGCAGGATCATCGCCTCGACGTCCGCGTACCCGTAGATGGTCTCCTCGAGATCCGCAGACGGCACGTTGTACGTCGTCAGCTTTCGCTCGAGCGACGCGCGCAGCTTCAGCAGCATGATCATCATCGCGCTGCCATACGCCGCGTCGGGCACCCAGGGGTCTCGCATCGCTCTGACTCGAGCGGGTCACCCGGCGGGGTCCAGTCGTTTCCGTGCTTGTCTCTCATACCCAGCCTATCGGCGAACGCCGCAGGAACATTAGCCCCCGCGCTTCTCAACCTTGATCTCGATTTTCGCCTTGGGGACGTCCACGAAGTCCGTGGGGTCGTTCCGGATCGCGGTCTCCTCGTGGCGTATCAGCGAAGAGAGGTTCTCGCAGCCGTCATAGTCGTCGGCCACCTCGTAGTCCACCGTCACCGTGAGCGTCGCTCTCAGTTTCACCTTCGCCATCGGAACCTCCATTTTCGTTTTCGGCCCTTCCACACGAGCTTCTCGCTTTCGTACGTCCGCCCGCGCGCGACTAGCTCTTGCAGGGTGTTCACCGTCATACCCACAGTAAAGTGCCCGTGCAGGGCCAAGTCGCAAATCAGCTTTCCCTCATCCTCGTTCGGGGTCTCGCCACACCTCACGCGGCGGACGTTTCGAATCACGGTATCCAGCCACTCGAGGTCGCTCATGTCTTCCCAGTGGGTGTTTCGCGTGAACGGCCAGCGGATCCGCATCAATGGTACCGCGTGTGCGGGTTGTCCAAGTCGAGCAATTCCCACCCCGCGTCGCTGATCCGGCCATCGGGGCCGATGCAGTCGAACACGGTCTTCTTCTTCGACGCGGCAATCAGTATCGCCGGGCGCCCACGCGGGAACCCCACCCGCAAGGCCTCGGCCATGAATTCGACGTTATCATGGTGCTCCTGGGGCGTAGGCGCCGGGGGCAGGGGCGGGAGTCGTAGCCGTTTGCGGATCATGCAATCCTCCAGAAAGCGCCGCACAGAGATCGTCCGATCGTTCCATATCATCGGTACACCCCCGCGAGCGCCCAAATGCGCCGCTTGCGCCGCTCTTCGATGATCGCGTGAGCCCGCCGGCACGCGCTTGCAGCCGAGGGGCGTGCGTCCAGTACGGTACCATTTTCGATGACCTGCCACCAGCGCGGCTTGCAGAGGCCACCCTTGCGCACGGCCCAGTTGCCGGGAAGGCGTTTCATACGCGCATCGGCATAACGACAGCGAAGGGGAACTTCTTGCTACCCGAGATCCGTATGGGGCTCAATTCGGCGTTGTCGGGCGCAAACTCAATCCGCACCCGGCCGTCACATACGGCCGCGATCGCCTCGGTCAGGTACCGGCCGTTGAACGCCAGCTTCCGGGCCTCCGTGCCCGACCACTCGCAGGGGCACTCAACCACCGAATCGCCGAGATCCGGGTTCGATGTGTGGAGTTCAAGGCCGCCGTCGAGCACCAGCTTGACCGTCCGGGTTCGTTCGAGTGCCATCTCATTCGCCGTTGCGAGGGCTTCGCTGAATTCCTTCTGGTCTGCGGTCAGCGTCTCGCCACCCTTTTTCGGGATCACCTTCTTGTAGTCCGGGTACTCGCCGTCGATCAACCTGATACTCACCACCCAGGAGACGCCCGACACACAGAGCGCGTTCTTCTCGTGAGCGATCGTCACCGTATCCTCGCCTTTCAGGAAATCGGTGAGGTATTTCGCGCCCTTGAGTGGAACGATGATCCCACCCTCCCACGGGAGTTTGATCGACCCCATATCCGCCACCGCAAGGCGATGGCCGTCGGTCGCAACCACCTGAACGCTCTTCTTCTTGGAGCCTGCGTCGATATACACCCCGTTGAGGTTGTACCGCGTCTCGTCTTTTGAAGTCGCGTGTAGAACGGTTGCGACTGCCGTGCCAAATGCCCCGGCGTCAATCTCCAACGAATTCTCAAGCACGCTCGGCAGGGTGGGGAACTCATCGACAGGATGCCCCGCCAGCGTCGTCTTCGATTTCCGATCCGGGCATCGGATCACAGTGGCGAAGGCGTCACCCGACTCCAACGAAACTTGGCCCTTGAGTTTGCGTATTAGCTTGAGCGCCTTGTCGAGGGGGAGTACGACCACGCCGTGCTTCTCCACAACCGCCCCGCGTTCCGTGATTTCAACCCCGGTCTCCAAATCGGTAGCTCTGAAGGTCACCTTACCCTTACGGGCTTCGATCACCACCGAACCCAGGATCGGCATCGTGACTCTCTTCGACATAGCGCCCTTCACCCTTCGGAGCGCCTTTACAAGTAGCACCGCATCGAGGCTAAATTTCATTTTCCGTTTCTCCCTGCGCTTTCGCACGCGCTTGCTTGGCCACGTACGCGGCCGTCTTCGCGGCCCGACTCGATACGACCATCAAGCAGTGGCGGCAATTCGACTCGGCTAGGTCATTCTTCGTATCCCACCCGACGTCGGCGCCACACAGCGTCTTCGCGTACGCGTCGCGCCCCGAGTAGTTGATCTGCCCGTCACCCACGTCCCTCAGGTGGAGAACAATCGCCGCCGTGGTCTCGCAGACCACCATCACTTCCCGCGCAGGCATCCCCATTATAGGTCCACGTCGTTCGGCTGATCGCGGTAGTCGATCGCATCCGACTGATCCATCGCGAGGTTCACGGCAGCCACGGCGTCGTCCACGGCGTTGGCCACCTCGATCTCGGTAGGCAGCGTCTGATCGAACACCGGACAGATCGCGCTCCAGCGCACATCATTGATCGGCCGGTCGATGTAGTATTCCCCGCAGCGCTTCAGATCCTCGACGATGCCGTTGGCGATTGTGTTGGCTTGCTCGAGGCTCAGGCACTCGACCTTCACCTTGAGGGTTACTTCGAATTCCCGTTTCTTTCGCATTACGCTCTCCCTATGCGGTACGCGCACACGCAGTACGTCGCGACGACCGCAGCCATGCCCACCCAGTTGTACCACGTCATGGTGTCGATCCAGTTTGGCATTACAGCTTCCGATCCGGATCGATCGGGCGCAAGTGAGCGTCCGTTCCAAGCGACGCCTTCCGCGTCTCGGATCCGCCGCCGATCTCGTCGATGATCAGATCGACAAGCACGCGGTTCCCGCGCTCATCCATGTCGGCGTGCGCTTCGACGATCTCGACAATCCGGGCCGCTTCCGCTTCCCGAATGCGAGTCAATAGGCTCGGAGTCGTGTCACCCATGGCGTTACTTCCGGTACTGGTGGCAGCACATGCACTGCCCGTCGTGGGTCTTCAGTTCACAGGCCGCGGTCTCGCGCTTGCAGTTGCGGCAGGTGATCCGATCCAGCGCCTCGAACTCAAGGCCGATCTCGTTGAGTGCTCGCCCCAAGGCGGGCAGCTTCACGAATTTTGCGCTCATACTCGGAATCTCCCATGAATGCGGAACCAGCGCTCGGGGTCGTTCAGGAGATCGACTTCTAGCTTCAACTGCCGCTCCAAGCGGTCCGCCGCGTCTTTCGACGCGATCCGCTGCTCGTCGGTGAAGCTGTCATCCATCGAATTCGCTCGCATTTGCTGTACGTGCCGCAGTGCGTCGACGTCGTGGGTTTCCAGCTCCACCGCCCCGTATTCCAGTATCCGTCGTTTGCTCATGTTAGACTTATCGGCCACCGGCGCAGGGACTTGAGCCCTTCCGGCTAGGCGGCTGAGGGGCCCGGAGCGCCCGGTAGAATTGCAGCCGTGTTGAAATTTTCCGCCTCCAGCTCTTCTTGCACCCTTACTGCCAGTCCGATGAGGTGCTTGCCGCGTACGGTGGCGTCCGTCACGTTCATGGTGGCGATCGGGAAGGATTGCCCCCCGATGATCTGTTGGAACTTCCACAGCAGGCCTCGGAATATGGCGTCGACCGCCACCCGCTCCGTCTCGCGGTTCGTACGGAACGCGTCGGTCGGAGGCGTGAAAATCCCACTCGGGAAGAATGCCAGGATGTTGGTCTTGCGCAGCTCCTCTACCGCCGCGTCGTGCATCCACTCCTGAAAATCGAGCACGTCGTTCTCTTCGGCCGGGGTGAGCGTGTCCGAGCGCCGGGCCCACTTGAGGATGGTATAGCCGCAGTGGTCGACCATACTGCGCTCCGTGATCACGTTCTCGCCGCGGGCTACCAGTGCGTTGACGTCGGCGATGAACCGCGTTGTGACGTGGCGCTGGAAATTCAGGAACTCCTGAACCGTCAGCTTGTCCTGAGCGTCCTCCGTTTCGAGGCCCCATTCCTTCGAGACCTCCCGCGCGCTGGAAGGGATCGTCTTGAACGTCTGACCGATCTCGGAGGCTAGGAATAGATCCTTCGTGGTGGTCTTGCCCGTGCCGCCGCATCCGGTGAACTGAATGATCATGGTGCTCCCTTCTAGTGTTTGACCGACGCGCTCAGATAGCCCGCCAGTTGCGCCCGTGTCCATATCGCTTCAGCGGCCGATGTTACCTCCGTTTCGAGATAGCGCCAGGGGCCTTGTAGGCCCTCTTCGATCGACTCGTGCATGATCCCGAGCGCGGCGATCACCACGTTACTCTGCGGGTCAGCGATGAGCCCCTCGTCCGTCAGCTTGCAAATCAGGTGAGCCATGGCCAGCGTGGCGCCGACCGCGCTATCGGACAGCGACGCCTTCAAGCACGTGTCGGCGTCATGGTACAGTACGCGCTGTAGCAGCTTGCGCTCGTCCTTCGGGACGTTCTTCATCATGACTTGGAACGATCGGAACACGTGATCGGGGATCTCGGCGCTCATCTCCCAGCCGTGCGTCTTCAGCACTTTGTGCTGCATCGTATCGAGCGCGATCCAGAACATGACCGTGAGGAGCATCATGTCGCGTCGCGCGCTCGGGTCCGCCGCAGAGGCGTAGAGAGTGTTCTCCGGCAGCATCTGCCGCTTCTTGACTTGGCGCTTGTGTGCCTCGTCATCCCAGGGGATCTTGCGATGGATAGCCATTAGTCGTTCGGCACCCACTTGAGGTCCAGCGTGAACTCAGCTCCGCAATTCACGGCCGCGTCCAATTCCTTCTGCACGGCTTCGGTGAACCCGTCCTCGAAGTCCACCTCGCACGCCACGCCATCGCCTGAGGCGAAAAGGTCGTCGAGAGCGTTGAGTTCGTCGTCGGTCTCGGCTTTGAGATCTTCGGCGACCGTCTTCCCGATCAGGGTGCCCTTGAGGGCGAAGTTCTCTGCCTGCTCCAGTGAATCGAAACTCACCACGACGTTCGCCACGTAGTTGTGTCCCTTCTTGTTCATGACTTCTCCTTTGCTTCGAGGTACTCGTCGCAGCATTGGCGCAGACGGCGAACATCTCTTGAGTTATCGATCCATCCCAGGAACACGTACTTGTCCCCGATCCAAAAATATGGCCGTATCCCTCCGACGAACTTAACCCGAGCACGCCTACCGTCATCGCCCTTGAACCGAATGACCTTGCTTCGATATCGCTTGAGCATTAGTTCTTCTCCCGTTCGGTGTATTCGTGGGCTAGAATGGGTCCGCCGACCTTCTCGTACAGGCCGTTGAATAGCGCGTCGCCCCAGAGTGTCAACCACCCATCTTCGCCCCGCACTATCCAGTACCCGACCACACCGATGCCCCCGCTATGAATGTGGACCGTACGATTGATGGGATCGTACCGTATGCCCTTGACGTGTAGCGGGCTCGGAGGCGTGGCGTCGATCATCTCATCGGTGATCTGCACCGCGTCGACGTAAACGGGTTTAGCCTTGTAACGCTCCATCTTCCTTCATCCATCCCATTTTCAATTCAATCTCGGCGCCGCATTGCCGCGCAGCATTCAGGTCGGCTTGGATCTCTTGCAAGCCGCCCGATCCCTCGGCGAAGTAGATCTCGGCGGGGAATACAACGTCGATCTCGCAGCACCCGTGATCGTCGAAGATCTCCCGAACGTACCCTTCCGCGAGATCGAAGCGACAGCGCTCGGCCATGAGAGACTCCGACGCACTGAAGGCCGTCAGTTGCTTCAAATCCGCGAACTTGACCCGGATCCGTACTAGGTACTCTTCGCTCGGCCGGTCCATCTTAGGACTCGTAAGCGCAATCGGAGCAGCGCGTCGGACCGGACACGTGTTCGCAGCCGGGCGCGGCGCGTTTCGGGGCGCCGTTCCTCTCCATGCAGGCGACGCCTAGAGCGACGACCTTCCGAATGCAGTCGAGGCTGTTCGGGCCCTTGGCGCCGAAAAAGTTGTTCCCGTCCACCGCCGTGCTGGCGATCTCCCGGGCCCGCTGTAGGTGGTGCTCCATGTAGAGGATGAACGAGTTGATCTCAGTCTCCTGATCCTCGCCCCACTTCGACTTCTGGTAGGTCCGCTCGCCATCTACCGCTGCGTAGACGTCCTCTCGTGTCGTGGCTCCTCGCTTTCCCATCTCATGCCTCCAGTCTTGCGATCTTGTCCCGGCAGCGTTGGCCCGCCTCAATGCGAGTCGACTTCAAACCATGGACGTGGGCGAACAATGTCAGATCTTCAACCTCGTCGCCTAGCACTTCGATGTACTCTTTCAGCGCGTACACGAGGGGGATATCGGTTTCCTTCGGGCCGAAGGTAGCAAGTTTTGGGTGTCGTGTGTAGTAGACCATGCCGGCGATCCAGCAGCAATTGTCGAGTACAATCGCAATGCCGCCGGCGAACGACGCCCACTGGCCGAGATGCGGGTAGTAGTAGAGATTCCAGAAGCCCCACGAGGCGAAGAAAATCACAGACATGATGGACACACCTGCCACCGCCTTATCCTTCAGCACTTGGCGGACGTGTCCAGCAATCGCCACGGCGCCGAGGATCTCGAACGCCCCGTTGACGTAGTCAGGTAGGTCGAACATGGTGGCTCTCCTAGAGTAGTAGTGGCAGCAGTAGCAGAAGCACGCCGCCAATCGAGCCGGCGATTTCCTTCCACCCGAATCCGTGTTCCTCCAGCTGCTCCATAGTACAGCCATGCTCAATAATCACAATGTCTTGCGCGTCCGCATCCCACATGGTCTCTACGGTCGCGCAGGTCCGCTCATGGACGGTCTTTTGGGGGATGAGCCCCGCGCAGCCGACGAAAAGTAGGATCAAAATGCAAGCGCTTGCATTTCGCAAGGTCATGATTTCCTCTTGCGGAAAGGTGAGTCGAGCACGTCGCCGCCATTGAGGTAGACGAGCGCCCGTAGCGTCTCGTCATTGTCATTCCCCAGAATCGTCACGTCCCGCGTGCCTTGATCCCTGTGCTTCACTTCGTAACCCACCAGCTCGGCCTCGTCCTTGAAGTTCTCTAGCGCGGTGTCGCTATGAAAGCGGGCGTCCATGCTTTGACCCCTGTAGAATGTGCTGCGTTTCGGGTTCTATGCCCATGATCTTGCGAGCATTTCCGGCTATGCACGTCAGCTCACCATTGTGAAGGTGCTCGTCCCACTTCTTGACGTAAACGAGCGGGACGCCATTGCCGCAGTGTACGCAAAGTGCGCGCTGAAGTAAAACGCAGTGCGCATCGATCGCGCCGGCGAGGTGGTCGACGAGATGCTCCCGCCGCTTGTCGGGGTCGGTGATCTCTTCGATGTGCTCCAGAATGTCGTCGGCCAGTGCGCGCAGGGCCTTCATCGGAATCACTCGCTTACTCGCGTCCACTTGTACTCCCTTTATGAAGGGATTATCCATCTTCGTCTCCCGGATTTTCAAGGATCACCCAATCGTTGTGTTCGTCGACGCCGACCGTAGCACACTCCGTGGGGATCACGTGGTAGGTGCAGTCTCGGCTATATATCCACCGTTGTCCAGGCTGCTGTTCGTTCAACTCGATGTTCCCGCGCCCCATGGAGTTGACCTGGGCTGGGCAAATACAGCCCTTCTTGAGCGCCGCGAGCGAGCCCGGCGAGGGGAAGCGATGGTGTCCGCGCACGACGCCGCCCGCCTCTTCGCTCATTGTTTCCTTCCGTCCCGCTTCACGCGGTTGAACGCGCCGTGTCGGTGCCCGGGTTTGAGCACCCTCCCCTGCCTCTCGGGCGGCGCCTCTTCCCGCGCGTCCTGTCGTGTCTGCACAATCGACTGCGGGATCTCCCGGATGGGGATCTTGAAGCGGTGCCATATCTCCATCCGTCGGGTGAGGCCGTAGACCACACCCGCCACCGCATCCGCGACGTCCTTGGATTCGTTCGCCCTGTGGTCAACCTTATCCTTCTTCTCGTCCCTCTCCAAACGCAGCAACTCCCGTAGGCATTTCACATGCGGGGGCAGGTCAATCCGCCCGTCGTAGAAAGCGGTTTTCAGCATCTCGTATCCGGCCGTGTCCTTGTCCAGCGTCGCATCGCCCGTCTTGTAGCCGCGCTGATTGAGGATCTGCTTGGAGTCGGTCGACTGGAATGAGTCGAAGGTGATCCATTGCACATTGAGCCCCAACTTCGTCAGCAAGTAGATGATATCCCTGATTTTAGCGAATGATATCTCCCCCCCGCGCGGCGGCCGGATCTCCAGAAGCCCGTCGATGTGGATCCGCGGGAGCATCTCGACAGGGCGCTCATCCTTCACGGGCTTACCGTCATCCCCGATGCGCGGCGTCGGGCCCCGCCTCACCGGCTCGAAGCCCGTCACGTGCCCAATAGCGAAGCCGCAGCTGTCCCGCGAGATGGCGAGGTCGATATGGATGAACCGCGGCTCCTTCGGGTTCACGAATTCCTTGGGATAGACCTTGAGCCCCAGCGTGTCGAAGTCGCACTCCTCACGGCTGAAGATCGAATTGTGCGCGTCGAACGATTCCACCACGCGCGCCGGGTCCATGATGAACGGATGCAGGGCGGTGGTAGAGATGCCCGCTATATCGCGTAGGGCCTTCAGCAGATCGACAGAGAAGTCGTGCTCGTGCTCCACCGGGATGGCCATGATCAATTCCTTGTCGCCCTCCGGCGCCGGGTGGGCCTCGTCGATCATGTAGGGCTTGCGGTGCTCGTCGCCCACGAACACATCGAACCACTTATCGGTGTACATCATCTCAAACTTCTCGGGCGACACCACGTCCCATATGCGCTTGTCGTAGACGTAGATGCGCTTGTTCGTTACCGCCTCTTCACTCTTCACGTCGGTGAATTGCCCGCGGTAGCGCTTCGATGACACGAGGCACAGCAGCCCGGGCAGTTGCCCCCGGGTCATGAACCGCGACTCCCGCCGTCGAGCGATCGAGTTGTACAGCGTGACCGCCTGCTCATACATGCCCCCGTCCGCATCCTTCTTGGACTTCTCGATCGACTCCATGAAGTTAACCTCGTCCAAGATCCCGCCGATGACGTTCTGGCCGATGGTCGCCGCCTCGTTACCGGCAACGGGCTTCACACTTATGTGATTCTGGAATCGTAGCTGGCTCTTAACGTCCTTGTCGTAACCGAACTTCCCCGTGAAGTAAGGGCACTCATCAACCATCGCCTTGAAGCGGTCATACGCCACCTCTTTCGCTTGGCTGAATTTCATGCTCTGGAATATGATGACGATCTCGTCGGTGGGCTTCAGCCCGAACGGCACGTGGGGGTTGTAGAACGTCATGAGGTTGTACAGCTGGTAGAGCTGCGAGGAAATCGCGGCCGAGGTCTTAGCTGCCCCGATGCCCCCAGTTAGCACCGCCTCGACGTAGTTGCCGTTGTTCATCTCCTCGATCTCTTTCAGCACCTTTGGCCATATGTAAGCGCCCACCGTCCCTGTGTAATGGGGGTTCGTGAAGAATTCACGTGGGGTCATCAGGCGCTCGCGCCGATCCCCATCATACACATCCGTGATGCCGCGCAGGGATGGGTCTAGGTAAGGCTCGAACTCCGAGGGCGAGTACCCGCGGTCCGTCCCCACCTTGACGTATTCGTCATACTCCGCCTCAGTCAGAGCCACCGTGCAGCCTCTCGTGGACCTCGGCTAGGTCCGCCTCGACCTCCCGCTGTACGCGACGTCGCTCCATGCGCATGAGGGGGGTCTCAAACTCGCGCGCCGGGTCCATCGGCGTCACATCTTCGATCTGAATGTACTTAGGCATCCCCGCGGCGTCGCGCTCGGCTGCCATACCGAACGCCAGCATCTTCACCATTTGGTCGACCGTCAGCTCTTTCTCGGGCTTTTTCAGGGTGGCCAGTTTCTTAGACGCCACCTTGATAGCGCTTCTCGCTACCAGAGCATGGCGTTCCCGGATCTCTTTCTGGGCCTCGATGATGCTGTCCTGGTGGATCTCTATCCGGGCATCCGCGATCGCCTGCGTGCGCCGGCGCAGCTCGCCATTCCAATCCTCTGCCTTGACGTGCCTGTCGATGGATGTGCGGCTGATACCCCACGTCTTTGCAAGCATGTTGACCGAGTATTTCTTGGTTTTAGAGTTATCGAGGTTCCGGACTAGGTAGTCCTCTCGGATTGCGTCCCAGTCGATCTTGGGCTTGTGCTTTTTCGGATTCTTCTTCCCCGCCATTACGCGAGCCCCCCGCCGGCCGTCGTGGCCTTGTCCTAGCGGCGGTTTCGTTGGCGGGCTGCCTTTACCCTCTTCCGAACGATGTGCTTCGCCGCGTGCTTGCTGTCCCGCTTACGCTTCCGCTTGGGGGTCGCGGGTGCAAGCGCTTGCATCTTGACTCTGTCGAGCATAGCTGAGATCAGGCCGTCAGCCACTTCCGTCTTCACGGGCGGTTTCGGAAGTTCCTCTTTCATGGCTTTTTCCTTATGTGATTCATGCGTTGAGCCGTCTTCCGGCTGTGCCGGTGCTGCCTCTCTTCCCGGTTTTCCCAGTAGATCAGCTCTGCCTTGTCCATGGCCTTGAAGAGCCACACCGCCAGCACTACGCCCACACCGCCGACGATCAGTAGGCCGAAGATCACCACCCCGAACACGCCAGCAATCAAGCGACAGGCGTACCTGAGGGCCGCTGAGCGCAGCTTGGCCGTGGCGTCCAGTACGTCATCGATCAACTCGCGGAATAGGGTGCCCATATCTTCAATGATCGCATACGGGCGATCGAGTGGCTCGTCGCTGCCGGCCAGCACGGCGTCCGGGATATCCCAATACAGACCACCGGCCCCGTCGAATGACACCGGCTCAAATGGCGGCGGCACATAGGTAGGCGTGACGCCGATCCCATTCGGGTTTTCGTCCGCGGTACGGCTCGGGGGCTCGTACCCGGGGTCGTTCGTTCGGCTGGTATCGGAGCCCAGCTGCGTCGTGACCGTCATGCAGTCCTCATGCTCTGTGCAGGTCACCGCCTCCGAGAATACCACCTCATTGTCGGGCCCCGACTTCCGATCGGGCGGGTTGAAATCGGGGTCTGACGTGTGGCCGACGAATGCCGCCGTCGGCACCGATTCCGGCAGGCCGTCCAGCCGCCGCCCGCTGAACGGGCTCCGAGGCGGCGTAGGTTTCTTAATACCCTCAGGTGGCTTCGTCGGTTCCTTAGCCATCGGCCTTCTCCTCTGTGTCTAGGTGCTCCGTCACGATCTCCGCCTTGCGCTCGGTGAACCGCTCCCAACGTTGCAGGATCACATCGCAGTATTCGGGGGAGATTTCCATTGCGAAGCAGCGGCGATCATATTTCTCGGCCGCGATGATCGTCGTTCCGCTTCCCGCGTATAGGTCTACGACAAGTGCGCCGCGCTTGGAACTCCTCTCGAATGCACGAATGGCGAGGGCGGTCGGCTTCTGGGTCGGATGCAGCCCGAGCCGTTCCGACGACTGGTTGATTGCCCGTTCGAACCAGATCACCTTCTTCGTTCTCGGTAGCGTCCAGCAGATCTCGAATGCGCTGCCGAATACCTTGTCGCTCTCTTCCTCGCTCATGCGCTTCGCCCACACGATTAGGCTGCCGTCCGTGTAGTTCGGAATCGAGGAAAGGAAGTAGTCTGCGCCCCATATGTACCAGCGATCGCAATCGATCATCGACACGAGTACGCTAGCGTCGAATGGTTTGTCATCGCCGAGAACCGGCTCGTACTCCTCGCGCTTTTTGCGTTCCTTCTTCGAGGCGTAATTCTTGACCGGCGTCAGTCCCATGCCGTAGGGCGGATCGGTGAACACAAGATCGACCTTCTCGCCGTTGAGCAAGCGGGCCACATCCTCGGCCTTCGTCGCATCCCCGCACAGCAGGCGGTGATCACCGAGCTTCCACAGATCGCCCACCTTGCAGCGCTTCTCGATATCGCTGGGTACGTCATCGTCATCGATCGCGCCTTCATGCTCCTGCTGAAGCAGCCGTTCAAGCTCGCCCTCGTCAAAGCCAATGACACTCAAATCGAAATCAAGATCCATCTCCAGCGCCATCTCTGTGAGACTCTGTAGCTCAAGCGCGAGCATATCCTCATCCCACCCTGCGAGTTCGGCGAGCTTGTTATCGGCGATCACGAGGGCACGGGCTTGCTGCTCGGATAGGTGCTTGAGGCAGATCGTCGGGACCGTCTCCATCCCTAGCTGCTGGGCAGCGCGCAGCCGCCCGTGGCCAGCGATGATTATCCCAGCCGCATCGATGAGAATGGGGTTCGTGAAGCCGAACGTCTTGATTGAGGCCGCGATCTGTTGGATCTGTTTCTCGGAGTGGGTTCTCGCATTCCTCGAATACGGCGTAAGAGAGCCGACCGGGCGCTCTTCGATGTGGAGGGAATCCATCTTGGCTCCTCGTGCAAAATGGGCCTAGGAGTCAGACTCTACTGACCTCTCCCCGCTTAAAGGCGAGGTGTCCTGAATAGACGATCCCAGGAACTACACGGTACCATGCCCACCACCGGCGTCAATCGTTCCGCTTCTTGTAGGGCTCGGACACCACGAACTCCTCGATCAGTTTAGTCTCAAGGTTTACGACGGCGTCAACCGGGCCCTTTCCGTGTTCGCTGATACCGATGAACCCGTTGATCAGGCCGAGCACGCCCGCCACCCAGCGGGGCTGTGGAAGGTCATCCAAGTCCTTCACGTTCCCGCTCGGCGGTACTGTCGGGTAGGGTGAGGACCAATCGCGGCCCAGCGGATCCGTCCCCTTGATCGGGAGCATAGGATCGGGCTCGGGCTCAGGCGGGGGTGGGGGCGCCAGCGCGTCGTCCATTTGATTCAGGTTGATCACCTGTAAGGTGGGGTGCATCGCGATCTCGGCCCCGCACTTCACGCGCGTTTGTACTAGCTCGGACAGGAATCCGCGGTCCATCGTCAGCACTTCGTTCAAGTAGTTGACCCAGGCGTACGCCGCTTTCTGTGAGGTGCCGCCCTGTACGACCGTGCGCTTCGGCGTCACCTTTTTCAGGTACATGGCGCTAGAGGCGGTGCTCGGCGCAAATGCCGATCTCCGGCTGAGTGCAGTAGCAGCTGAGGAACTCGCCCCGCACGGTGCAAGCACACACTTGGAAGTCGTTCGGCAGGACCATGAATTGCGTGATCGTCTCGCCGTGCGACCGATCCACCGCGTGCAGCTTCGTAGGCATTTCATAGAAGGGCATCGCCTCCATGAGGTTGGAGTTCTGGGTGATATCGCCCCCCAGGGCCGACGTGCCGTATTGCCATTCTGCGGCGTAGGCCGCGCATCCCAGCACAGACACCATCATGATCGCGAACAAGAGCCTCATAGGCACCCCCTCATCTCTCAAGGGTACCGCAAATGCAAGCGCTTGCATTCCCGTAGGATATGGCTCCCCGGGCAGGACTTGAACCTGCGACCTAGCGGTTAACAGCCGCTCGCTCTTCCAGCTGAGCTACCAGGGAGTAGATCCTATCCCTTCTTCTTGCCCTTTTTGGGCGAGGGCACGTGCCCGAAGTGCAGCGTGGGCCCGGTGTAGAACAGCCCGCTGTGCAGCCAGCCCCTGGGAATCTTGAAGAATGCATTGACCGCGCTGGCGTTCGTGTGCCAGCGGACCGCTTTGAGTTTCTGAAGCACCATGGTGACCCCTCCCTGTAATTAACTAGGGATTATCACCGTGGCCTCCTTTTCGTAGAATGCACCTCTTCCACTTCTTCATGTGGATACTGTACCTCAGATCCGGTCTATGGTCTTCCCAGCGTCCGACATCAAAAAGCACGATCTCGCGGGCACCACGAACAAGTAGGTATAATCGGGCTTGTCCGACCGAGTCACGCACAGCACGTGGCCGATTTCGTCGCCCCTCACACCCTCATCGTGATTTGGTTTTTGGAAGTCCACTACGGTCGTCGCACGTATGCCGTCTCCACGCAAGGTAGCGTGTGGCCCGCGGCAGTCTGCCAGCGGGTCGTCGAAATGGGTTACCGCGAAACTCTCGGCAATCCACACTTCTTGGACGTCGGTGATCCATCGGGTCCGGTCGTGCGTACAGATCTTCAGCGTTGCCATGTCGTTCTCCCTTGTCTGTTTGTCTATCGGTCTGTCGGGAGAGTAGCGCGGAGACTGGTCAGTGCAAGGTAGGCTTGAGTATGGTTTCGACTTCGACGCCATCCGCCTCGGCCTCCGCGATCATCTTCGCCGTTATCGGCCGGACCTTCTCGTGATGCGAGGCGAGGGCCTCGTTCTCCGTCGCGAAGCCACCATTGGGCCCAACGTATTCCTGTACGGGCGGACCCGAGGCGTCTTCATTGTCCCATATCGACACGACAACATACCAGCGTCCGTCTACGCGACGGAGGCCGGACTTCATCCGACAGGTGTCATCTCCCCGCATATCACCCATCGCGGTCATGTACCAGCGCGTCGAACGCCTTGGCCACTTTGTGTATCTCGTCATGGGCGCCAAATCGGAGCACGCGCATCCGCTGGATCAGATCGGTGGCCAGCTCGCGATCCTTACAGATCGTCACGTAGGTGCTGATCGCGGCGCGGGCCTCCGGATCCTTGAGGCTGAGCAGGAACGTATCGGGCGGCAGATCTGGGAACTTGTCGCTCTGGAATCGCCCCTCGCTGTCGATGTGGTGTCCCATCTTCGCCTCCCGTTCGAAGCCGGTGCCCTCGCAGTCCCGACACTCAAGGGCGGTGAGTAGTTGAGCGTCGCCACCGCAGGTTTTGCAGGCGCCCACTACACCGTCCGCTTGGAGTCGTAGTGATCGTCCAGCAGTACAAGCGCCTTCCGGAAAGCGTCTCGCATGTCCTTTTTGCCCCAGAAGGTCACCGCGGCGCTGTCGTCATCGTCGACGCCGTGCATGAATGGCCCCTGATATTGTATTCCTCTCACAGTGGCGGGCAGCTCCAAGTAGAAGCGCAGGCCGGTGAAGGTCGTTCCGTTGATCGTCTTCGAGATGATCTCGATTCGGTCGGTGGTCTCTTCCGCATACACGTTGACTCGCATTTGCCTTTTCTCCTCAGCCTTGCGGCTAGCCATGAACGCGTCTTCCTTCGCGTCGGGGGTCCAGAAACTCATACCGTCCCGGGGCGATCCTGAAGCGACTGGTAGTAATACTCGTGAAGGAAGCCGAGCGCAAGCCCGATCCGGATCTCCCGCGTCCCTACAGGGGCGTGTAGCATCTGCCACGCCCATATGACCCGGCCAACTCGTCCGTTGCCATCCGTGAACGGATGCAGTTTCTCGAAGTCCCGATGTACATTGAACGGGTTCGCATCGGGTAGCCCCTGCTTCCACAGGGTAATGGTTCCCATGATTTCCGAGAGCGCCAACATGATGTTCGGGCCGCCCGGCGGGGCCTTATAGTTCCCCACATACACGTCCTGCCCCACGCCAGTGCGCAGTAGGTGGCCGGGAGCAACCCGGTTCAGCAGGTTGAGCACGTCTCCCAGGTAGAGAGAACTCAAGCCGATGAAGTGTTGGAAGGCCGCGACCTCGTCGCCCGTCGTGCCCTCAATACCCTCGATCTTATTCGATTCGAGCATGAAGTCGACGACCTGCTTGTGCGTGGGAGTAGAGAAGCTCACGGTAGGATGGCCTCCTTGGGATTCGCCGTGTCGTGGGGCCACGTGGCCGCGTCGTAGAGTTTCCGGGCGTCCTCAATCCGACGTAGTATCTCGTCCATGCGATCGGTGAACGACACGTAGTCGTCCACCCGCGCCTTGTCACACAAGTCCCGGATGTGCCACAGGTGCATCCGCAGCGCGTCGCGGAGCTGTAGCTCGGCGCCCTCGTTCTTGATGGCTTCGACGTCTACGTAGGGGCCCTTCATAGCGCCACCGCCGTCGCCGTCGCCACACCCGCGACGAGCGCGAGCAAGGCGCACAAGACCCGCGTGGCGAATAGGTGTTCGGCTTGCCGCCTCATCTTCGCCCCCAGGTATTTCACCGCCTCTTGGCCGACTTGCTCGGCGTACGCGAGCACGACGCTATAAGGCACGAGCTTCTGGTGATCGAGCCCGTTCTCAACGTCCCGCTTCACTTGCAGGCGCAGAGCCCAGAGCGTCGCGCCCGTCTCGTACCCGTACAGCCGCGCTTGCACATCTCCGAAGCTCGTCGCGTTGGGGTCCAGCGTCATCACTTCGTCTACCCGCCCGTGTCCAATCGGCATTCTCTTCTCCCTAGTGAATCACGTATATGTGGCCGTCCCCGCATTCGCAGAGCCACCGGTTGTCCTGCTTCCACATTCTGTGCGACAGCGGCACCGCGTTGATCGGTTCGCATTTCCAAATGCACGCGCCTTCCCGCCATGTGTCGGGGGTCGGTTCCGGGGAACGCGTGCATTCCGCGAGCGTGATACAGCCGATCGTTAGGAACCCGGTCAGTGTAAGCACCACCAGAGAAATGCGTTTCAGGTAAGCCATGGGGGGCCTCAGAAAAGGTCGGGAGCGAATCGCTTCGTCCGCAGCACAGCATGGCGTCTCAGGCGGGTGAAGTCAACCGTCGGAAACTGGTAGCGTTTCAGTCCGTCCCACAGGTCTTCGCGGATCAGGTCGTAGAACACGGTCTGGAGTAGGCGCGGGATGATCTGAGGCCGCGCCCCTTCGAGCACCGCTTTCGTACGCGCAATCTGGTTAGGTACGCTGCAATCCTGTATGCCGAAATCGTGATTGTTCAACACGTCCCGCTCGATCTTGTCCAGCGCCTTCCCGACGACCGCCTGCGTCACGTACGTCTCGGCGATGGCGGCCTCGACTTGGAACTCGCCGGTCTTCTCGGTCACGCCGAAAGCGCGCTTGTTCTCTTCCTTGAATTCGTTGCGGACGATCTTGGCCCACGGCTGGCGGCCGTACTTATTCGTCCACGCGTAGTTCTTGATGACGATGCCCTCGCCCGCCCCGCCGCCGTTGTAGATCAGATAGGTGTTCTGCTCCACCTCTTGGCGCAGCTGCAACTCGGTCGGATTCGTGATAATGCACAGGGGCTCGATCACGTCGAACCCGATCTGATTCAGGGTGGGGGCGTACCGGTCATAGGGCAGGTAGCGCTGCTCTTGATTGTCGTAGACGTCGAACACCCAGAATCGGCGCCACGCGTCCGATCGGTAGGTCTTCAGGGTGTGGGTTACCAGCCACTCACCGTACAGCGTCCACAGGGCACCCTCGTGCCCTATGAGCCCCTGCCACAGCGGCCACGTGTCGTCATTGTTCACCCAGCGATAGAAATTGGCGTTATCGTTCTCATCGCTCAACTCCCGCGTGCGGCTACCGCATCCCACATAGGGGGCGGCGAGGCTACCGTCCTCCAGCATTGGGTAGTCAATCCACACGCTGGCGTTGGTGCCGTCCAGTTTGGGGAACACGTAGACCTCCCCCAAGTCGATCCCCTCAACCTCTTCATTCCCGAGGCGTTCCACATGATCGTATTTTCTGAAGCTCATGGGGCTTTTATCCTTTTCACTTCGTCTACGTCTCCCTCTCCGCAGTGTCGTCGAATAAGGGCTTGGCCAGCCTGCTTCACTGTTTTAAACCATCCCAATTCAATCAACAGCCCTTGGCTGTCGTCGTATTCAGCTAAGCAGGGCAGGTCGTCATCAGTAGTTTCTACCGAAACCCTACCCACACCCATCGTGCCCAAGTAGATATCGAACACGCGTTTCTCTTCGATTGCTTCAATCTTGATACCCATTATAGCTCCTTCAAAAAATACCCTTAGGGGCGGGCCTGCTCCTCCCCGCGATCGTACTTTCTTCGCTCCGTTTTGTCAGGCCCCGGGCGATTCACCAGAACTCGTGGCCGCTTGGGTTCGCCGTTCACCTTGGCTTTCGCGGCCCTGCTCTGCCATCGGCCCATTTGATCCAAGTCGATCAGGCCCCGGTTGTATAGCCGAGCGATGAAGCCTTGCAACTTGTTCAATTGCTTCGGCGATATCCCCTGCTTATCTGCGTTATAGACGTCGCGATAGCATCGTTCCTTGGCCGTCTTAGCCATGATTCATGATCCCGTCATCCTCCGCGACTCTTCGACCGTCACATATGCCCTGTCTGGGTCCACAGGGCGCTCTCCTGCCACGAAATCTTGGTTGCACGCGGGGCAGTAAGGGGCGGGGAAGAATCCGGGCGCTGGAGCCCGTTCCGCGAAGCCGTGGGAATCGCTCACCAGAGCCGGGCAGGCGCCCGCCGGGGCAATCCATACCCGAGTGCAAGCGCTTGCATTTGCGTCCATCTCCGCGACCGACCCGGTGATCGTCATCTTCGTCTCCGGCATTACGATCTTGGCGCCGATGGCCTCCGCGATATCGTCAACCGTTACGATGCGCTCTTGCGCCGGCGCGGCCTCCAGAAGCGACACGCCCACCTCGACCACCTTCTCGGGCGTGATCCCCAGCTTCGCCGCGGCATTCTCCATCCCGGCCGATTCACGCTTTCGCGGCTCTCGCGACTTCGCGCGCTTCAGGATATCCATTGCCGTCGCTACCACCTTGTGCCTGTCGTGCAGCTTCGTCGGCCCGGCCTCTTCCTCAGCGTCGCCGGTCACCTGCTCCGCGAAAGTGGCGTCCCGCGTGCCGGTCTCGATCGATTCCCGTGAGACCTCGACAACGTTGTCCAGCACAGCATCCGCGATCACGGTGCCTAGGCTCTCATCGGTCGGCCCGCGCGGTATACCCTGAAAGTCGTCCCTGGAGGCCTGTTCGTCCAACTCGATGCGCGAACTTTCGGGAGCGAGTTTCGCCTGTAGTTCGTCGACTTGCTTCTCCAATGCGAGCTTCGTCTCCGCCAGCCGGACGAATTGTGTCCGGTAGTGCGCGAGCATCGCTCTCGCTTCCGCCTCTGATTCTTCCTCATCGTCATCGTCCGCATCGATCAGACCTCCCGGTCTCGGGGGGGTGGGGGTATCGTCGCAGATCGCCGCGGTGATATCGTCGATGTGCTTGATGGCTTGATGCAAGCGTGACCGTAAGTGCGCGGTTTTACTACGCTCTTCGGACAACTCGGTTACCGCGGTGTTCAGTATACCGTCGCTCGTGATCACCTCAAGCTGGTACGCGTCGCACTTCCTCTCCGCTGCCCGCAGCTCTCGCTGTAGTAGCCGCTGTTCGGCGAGTCGGTCCTCAGTCAGGGCTTTCTGGATCACCAGACTCTCGTGCAAGCGCTCACGGTCGTTCTCGGCGTCCGCGACTTGAGCGTATAGGCTCGCGGCTCGCTCTTCCTCCATCACTTCGTAGGTGTCGATGGTCTCCCTCAGGTCCGCGATCGTCCCTTGCTGATCCGTGATCTCCACGTGCAGGTCCGTGTTCTCCGCGGATGCCGCGTTCAATCCTATTTGCGTTTCCCCGAGTAGGTGTTCGAGGTCGGCCACGACGTCTGTGGGTTCGCATTCTTCGTACAGAGGGCCGCCGTCAGCGTGCAGTTCTCCCTCTACGGGCCGCGATCTGTCGAAGAATATCTCCTCGCCGTAGTCGTAGCCGAGCCGGCAAACGAATCCATCCCCGAACTTGTCGAGCGGCGGGGCGTCCACGGGCAGCCGTGCCCCCGGCGTTGTGGGTTTCTCGGGGGCTTCCGGTGCCGCCTCGTCGCTTTCGATTCGTGGCCCCGGTCCCGCAAGGGTCTTGATCTTCAGGGGGCTTCCCGCTGCCGCGACTTGTTCGGCCGCGATCGCCTCAGAGCGTTCCGCGATGGCATCTCGCAGAGGTGAGCCACCAGTGGATCCGTCGCCGCCCCCGGCGCCGCCCGTGGGCGAGGTCGGGTCATCCTCGGGGTCGTCATCGGGATCCGGGTCCGGCTCTGGGGTGTCGAGGGTCGCCAGCTTCTTGATGGCCAGCTCCAGGGCGGTCTCCGTGGCCACCAGCTTCTCCTCGGATAGCTCCAGAGCAGCCCATGCCCTATCCGCGTCCTCTTTCAACGTCTCCGCGTTTGCGGTCATGGCATCGATGACGACGTCCTTGTCGTTCCGCTGGGCCTTCACTTCGGACAGTTCTTCGGCTAAGTCGGTCACGCGTTCGACGTTGAACCGAACCGACTCCGCGTTGCCGTCCCGCTCTTGCTTCACTTCGTGTAAGTCCGTGATCACCGCCCTCAGGCTTTTATTCGAGTTCCGCGCATCGGCCAGCCCCAACTCCGCGAATCGGCGGATTCGCAATCCCTCCAGCCTGATCGTTTCGGCTCTGTTCTCCGCCTTGTCCAGCTCACTCTGCAACGCGTCGCGCTCCTCCATGAGGGTGGAGACGATCAGCTCGGGGTGGGTATTGGGCGCCACGTTCTCCCAGTAGGTCAGCTGCTCCGTGAGGCGATTGCATTCGCATTGCGTCAAGTCCCGAGCGCGCCGCGCGTCGTCCCGCTCTTCGGTGACCCGGCGGTGGTCGCCGATCAGGCCAGGGCCGTGGCCGGCCACCAGCTTCCCGCTCTTCTCCCTGTGGAAGGGGACGATCTCCTCGCCCGGTTGCGTGAGCGTCACCGGCTTGGTACCCGGCAGCGCGCCCGGCCCGGCCTCTTCGTTCGTCAGATCGAGTATCTGGGTATCGGACAGCTCTTCGCCGAGTAGCTCGGCCCGCGCCGTGTCGCGCTGCGCCTTGTAGCCGTCGGCCAACACGTCGAGATGTTCGAAGTCCTCTTCCTTGGCTTCGAGCCGCAACTTCAGCAGTCGGATCTGCTCTTCCAATTCCCCGAGCGGCGTCAAGCCGTGCCGATTGACGGTCTCTAGTAGTTCGTCGCGGTCTCGTTCCATGGCCACGGCGGCGTTCTCTGTCGTTTTGAGGTCGCTTTCGAACATCGCGATCGTGCGCTCCGCGTGTTCGTTATCCCGCTTCAGCTCGTGAACCTGCCCGGACAATTCCCTCACGCGCGCGCGATAGCTGATTTCAGTCATCGGTCTTCTCCTCTCGGTACAGGGTCAAGTAGCCCTTGTAGTTACCATCGTATTCGATGCAAAGCAAATCGGTCTTCGGTTCGTAGGACCGACAGATAGTAGGCCGATCTTCGTACTGCATACACCGCCCGTCCTCCCCCAGCCGATCGCAGCTGAAACCCCACTTCACGCCGTGCGGCTTGTGCTGCCCGCGGTACGCGTACCGCGACGTGATCCGAATCGGGTGCATGAACGGCGTCTTCTCCGCGAACCAGTCGCGCTCTCCGTCCCACGGGTCCGTCGCTTCCGCGATGTGTTTGTTCACTTCCTTCCTATGCATCTCCGCCGGGAAAATCACGCTGAGCGTGAAGTTCCGGCAGCAGTAGCCCGGATCCCGGCACGTGTCGCAAGCGCTACTCATCGATCACCGTCTGCGTCCGCACAGGGTGACTACCGATGATCGTCCCATGCTCCGGGCATCGCTCTTTCTCGGGTATAAGCCCGCGATTCAGGCAGTAACACCCGCGCCGATATTCCACGCGGGTCTCATTCCCCCGGCTGTCGTACCGAATGAACGGCCAGCCGTTTTTGCTCGCCTTCACGATCTTGCGTATCCCGGCGTTCAACTCTATGGCCAGCTTGCTGTCGTGCCACATTTTAGAGCCTCACTCTCATCGGCGTCCCTTTCGGAATCGGTTTCAGTTTCAGCGGCCCCGCCACACAATCGTATATATTGGCGATAGGGTAGCTCCGCGGCGTCGTCGGTCTTGCCCGCAGCGACGCGGAGATGTAGTAGAGCTTGCCTCGGGCGCACTTCCTCTTGTGCCGCTCTCCAGGTTTGCGCTTGCAATGGTGGCATACCGTTTTCGATTCGCCCATCCCTATCTCCCAAGTAGCAAAGCCTTCATTCTCGAATTCAACTGGACTTTCTTAACGCTCCGCTTTGTGATCGGTACCGAGTCCGGATACCCGTCATCGTATCGCTCACAGTCCTTGCATGGCAAGTGGTTGCAGCCGTCTGATTCACATCGCTCCTTCGAGCACACGTGCCACGTCGGCCGTTGCTCTTGACATGGTCGACCCGGGCACTCCTTCTTGCCGGGCCAGTGGTGCCGGCCGCATTGGCAGCAGATCGTCATCCTAACGCCTTCCATGTTTCCCAAATCTGCCTTGTCTTTTTCAAATTTTCCGTGATCTCATCCTCTAAGCCGATCACGACCTGACATTCCTCTTCGGTCATTCCCCCGACGTGTGCGGCACGTTCGAGTCCCATCCGATTCCTCAGCCACCGATACGCAAATGACCGATGTACCACGTGCTCGCGCCACATCTGATCGAAGGCTTGATGAGCGTCCATCCGCGCCATCCTGAGGCTCTTGTTAGCCAACGTCCCCAGCGGTTCGCCCGTCCCATCGTGCGTGCCCACGTGTGCATCACAGGGCTCGCATCTGAAATAGATCTTCCCCCACAGGTACTTGTGCTTTGGATAGAGCGCCTTGCCTTTCACCCTCTTGGCCTCATCGCCACAGTAGGAACAGCAAATCGTCATTTCGCTTCCTTCCATTGCTGGTGCCACACGGACAAGTACGTCCCCAGCCACCCGCCCGCGATCATCGGAACCACATAGCGCCAATCCGCGACGTAGTGGACCACGCCGTACGCGCTCAGCGTGTAGATACCGGCTCCGATGTTCGCCGCTAGCAGCTTCCGCCGCTCCGCAATGGCGAAGATGTAAATCGTATAAAGCCAATCCAGTGCGCAGTAGCCCACGAAGATCGTAGTGGCCGTCACCCAGTTGAAAGTCATCGCGACGTCGCCAGTAGGAACAGCGAGGCGCCGCCCAGAGCCAGCCCACTTGCCGCCAGTGCCCCTAGGAAAATCCACACCCAGTCGGCGTGCAAGCGCTTGCACTTGCCCGGCCCGCGGATGATCGTCGCCTTGCCACGCGGCCCGGCCGTGTAGGTCTCGGGCTCGGGATCCGGCTCGGGTTCGATTATGTGTTGGAAACCGGACACTTAGCTCTCCGCGTCGCCCTTCGCCTTCGCCTGCGCCTGTAGGTTCCACACCCATGCTAGGATGAGCAGCCCCCACACCCCGGTGCCGATCGCGAAACCGAAATGCTTGTCGAGAGTGACCGACGCCACTAGGGGCGCCGTGCCGGCAACCGTGCCGATGATTCGTTCGAGCGGTGTAATCGTCATGATACCTCCGGGTTAGGGCCCATTCTTGCCCCCTAGGTCTTTCCACAACCAATCCTCATCCTGCTTCGCCTCTAGGATCTCGCTGCTGAGGAGCGTACCGTCCGGGAGTATGTGGCGGGCGTAGCCCGAGACCTCCCGATGGATCCACGCGGTGAGCTTCATCGCGCGGTGACAGTCTTGGGGTTTGCCCTCCGAGCACATGAGCGCGATGCGCATCCGCTCCGCCATCTCAAGGATTTGATACATCCTTCCAGTAAAGGCGGACGAGTCCACGGGGATCTTGTCACGTCCCCCCAGCTCTTTCCCCGCCCAGTAGTAGTCGATCCCGGCGCCGCGCACGTGTTCCTTCAGGGCGTCCCGGCAGAAGTGAGGGGAGTAGCGGGAGTAGGGCGCCGAGCGAACGTCGACCACGGCCCGGATGTGGTGCTGCCGTAGCAGCGACAGGAAGTTCTCTATCGAGTGGTTTGAATGCCCGATGGTGAAGAGCCCGGGGCCCGCATCTTTCGTCGGGCCAATCGCAGCCTGCCCCGGTATGATGCAAGCGTACAGGTCCGGGCGGGATTCCACCATGGTGAGATGTTTACACCAGCGCCGGCCGCGGCTATGCGCAAATGATGGGCAAGTACAGGCCGGTTTTTCGGTATCGACTTCGTAGGCGACCTCAGGCGTGGATACGCTGGGGACGATGTAGATGGACAATGGGGGTTTCCTTTTACCGAAGGAAGCGGAATCTTAGCAGACCCGCGGGATAAGTCTAGCGGGGGCCCTGTAGGATCGCGAGAAGCAACTCGCGCTCCGCGGGGTACTGCCCCAGCTCTTCGAGCATCTCGTCGATCCGGCCCCGGGTCAGCGGCGCCAGAGTGTCGTCAGCTAGTTGCACGCTTGAGTCAGCCATTTAGGCCTCCGTTTTGCTCGTCCAATGCCTCCTGGCACCAGAAACAATTGCGCGTCTCGCCGAGCTTGTACGAAAAATGGGGGGCGCATTTGGAAACGTGACCGCACTCACAGGTCACGAGCGTCCACCCGCCATCCGAATTCTCCCCGCGCCGATCCCGATCCCAGGATGTATCGACGTGGGTGATAGCAACCCGCGGGGCGAGGGGGCGAAACGTCATGCCAGCACCTTCCAGCCGTTGACGTGGTTCTCGAAGTCGATGGCGTCGAAGGCGAATTCGTGAACGCGGCTCCGTCGGCCCTGATTGCTGTCGAAGCGAACCCGCGCAATTTGCGTGTCCAAGTCGACGCTCTCGACCCAGGCCCGTCCGCGGTTGATCACTTGCACGTAGCTGCCGGTCATTGTCATTTTCGATTCCTTTCGGTTTTTCGTGGTCATGTTCTACTTATCGGCAGGCCCTCACCTAAACCTTAGGGAATTCAGCTCAGGGCCTCAGCTATTTCGGCTGCCGCGGCCTCAGCGGCCGTTAGACCGAGCGCCAGCGGCGCGAAGTCGATCATTTGGCCGCCCGGCACTACCCCCTGGGGGACTAGGATCCCCCGGCAATGAGGGTGAAAGGGCGGCCGGTTCCATTGAGCCGCCACCAGCTCTTCCTCTGACATGCCTGACAGCTCAGATATGCCTTCCCGCGACTGGGAGGGCCACGGTTCGGACGTCGCCAGCTCCATCGGATTCGCGGTCATCAGAGTATTGAACGAGGCGTCGAGCGCGGGCGCCACTTGGAACGTCCGCCCGTGCATCCGCCGGCATACCGCGCACGTCACGAGGTCCAGCACTTCGGAGATTTGATAGGTACCGGCCCCCAGGGCCGAGGCTTGCGAGAGCGCGCCGAACGACGCCAGCCGTGACGTCGTGAGGTTCGCCGCCGTGTCGATCGCAACCTTGCCGCTGGCAACCGCGGAGTTGAGCTTGGCCCCGAACCCCGGGATGATCGCCTTGAAAACCGTGTTCTTCTCGGTCTCCGCCTGCTCCCATTCGTCGAGAATGTCCATAGCGCTGAGGCGTACAGCCTCAATGGATTGTTCAAGGCCTACCGTCATGATGCCCGCGGCCATGACGATCTGAATAGGCTCGACTTCCTTACCCCGGGCCAGCTCCCCATCCTTCACGACGCCGTCCACGAAGAAACTTTGGCCGAGCATGTAGGCGCCGAGCGCGATCTGATCGATAAGGCCCGCCTTGGCTGCCATGGTGGGAGCGAAGGTCAGTCCGCGTATTGTGCGCTTGGCTTCCGCCCAGTCCCCGGCGCGGGCTTGCTTCGTGGCGTTGACGGTGATCTCGTTCGCAGTGCGCCGGCGCCAGTCAAGGTACAGCTTGCGGGCCAGCGATTCCTCTAGCGTGATGAACGATCGATTCGAGGCCATTAGCTCAGCCTTGTTCGCTCGTGGTCCACCTCGAAGACCTGCGTGATCAGCTCGTGAGCGCCGTTCGGGTCATGCTCGAAGGCGGGTAGCAGGTTCGCCACCAGCAGCGTCCGAAACTGATCCAGAGAGTCGGCGTCAAGCGTCTCGACTTTCTTCCGGAGTGCTTGGAATGCGCGGGCCTCTTCCGGCCGCGCGAAACCAATCTGCAACACCTCGCCCATATCAGCCGCGAGCGAGATGACTCCGGGCAGGAAGTCGTACTTCTTGATCGGCTTGCCCTTGGCGTCGACCGGCGGCTTCTTCTTGTCGTCCGGTTTCTTGTCTCCCGGTTTCTTGTCATCGGGGCTGGGGCTCGAACCCCTCAAGAAGCTCAGTCGGGTCTTCAGCTCGAACTCCCTCTCCCGCTGCACGCCGATCTCTTCCAGCTCTTCGTCGCTCAGCGTGAGGTCCGGCCAACCCACGACTTCCCCGACGCGCTCAACCAAGATCTTCGGCGGGAGCAGGGTCTTGATCAGGCCCAAGCCCGAGAGTTGTCTCTCAGCGTCCGCGAGCGAGAGCTTCTTGGATCGGTAGATGTACTTCTCGCCGTTCGGCAGCTCCGGCATGAGCTTCAGATTGATAGCCTCATCGAACTCGGCCCGCTCGGACGAGAAGACCTGAGCCTCGACGACCATCATCGACGACAGGGCGGTAGCGAACGTGAAGTCGTCGCTCATGCCCAGGAATTGGGCCGGGATCCGGAACGAACGCTGGACCCGGTGGTCGCATCGTTCGATGTAGTTCTCGAAGAAGCTATCACTCTGGCGCTCGCTGCCGAACCGTTCAATCTGAATCTTGACGTTCGAGGGCTTGTCGATATCGCCGCCGGTGCCATAGGCCTCCAGCACAATGGCCGCGTGTCGCGTCGGCCCCGTCGCCATGAAGTGGTCCCGCAGTGCCTTCTCGGCTTCCACCGCGAGCGCGCCTCCGGATACGATCACCATCATGGGCGGGATGCCGCCCGAGTCGAAAAACATGAGATTGAATTCTTCCGCGCGCCGCGAGCCGATGACGCTGGGGGCGTTGCTCCACCAGCGGGGCAGGCCGTACGGGCTGAACGGATCGGCCTTGTTGATGTAGTGAATGATCTCGTTCGCGCGGTCTTCAAAGTTGAGAGTGCCAAGGGGCGCCCACTCGCCGTTCGCCTTGTTGAGGTCGCGGCTCACGCCGAAATCCTTAAACCAAACGATGTTCTTCCCGAGCGCTTGCACATACCGGCGCTCCCGCACGGAGACGACCACTTCCTGATCGATACCGTTGCGCTTCACGGTTTTCGTGACGTCGACCGCGTCGTCCAGCCGCACGAGTCGGATGTTCTTGGCGGGTATGATCGGCTTCCAGAACACGACCTCTTGCTTTGCGTTCCGCATCACTTCGAGGTAGGCGTTGCCGATGCTCTCCTGCTCGGCCCGCATCTGACGGCGTTGGGTTAGGAACGACTGCCCGGGGAACGGCTCGTCGAAGTATTCTTGGATGGCGGCCTTCTCTTTCCTCTCAATCTTGTCGGCGGCAACCCTGTCGTCGCCTTCCTTGTCCTCATCGATCAACTTCTCATTGACGATGATCTCCGCCCCGGTGCCATCAATGTTCACGACCATGGCGTCGATCAGCGGGGGCAGTATCGAGTTCTTGCTCACGAGGTCGGCGACGACATCGAAGTTGAACGGCGGCTGGAGCAGTTGATCGCGGCTCCCTGGCACTGTCTGGAAATTGATGAACGCGTCGTGGACGTCGGCGACGGCCGGATTCACGTCCGCCTTGTCCTTTGTCCTGGGGATCGGGGACGGCGGGGTGTGCTGGTTCAACACGTTGAGCGACTGACTAGGGCCGCCCTGGTAGACGATCACTCGGCCCCGCTTGGGTGTGGAATCATCTTTCTCTACGGGGGTGGGTTCGGCCTCCTCTACGGTCGTGGGTTCGGTCTTCTTCACGCCGGAGGTTTTCTTCTTGATGGCCATCTTCGCATCCTAGCAGATCTAGAGAGCCTACGCGGCTATCGGAAACTCCTCTAGCTCGCCCATGGTCGGCCCGATCTCGGCGTCGACCGGAAACGGGATCTGGTGATTCCATTCGAACGTGTCGCGAATCGGTAGCGCCTCCACCACTTTAGCAGCTTCAGCGAGATCCGCTTCGAGCGTGTCCACGTGGCCGTAGCCGTTCAAACTGTCGTGAGTCATGCCCACCGTGTGGAAGCGCTCTTGCCGCGTCTCGAATCGTTTCTCGACTTCAACCAATCCCCACAGGCACAGGTCCGAGAGGCAGGATTGCACCGGGGAGTTGATCGCTTGCCGTTCCGCCCGGCCGACCGTCGCCTTGTCCGTGCTGTCAATGTGGGGTAGGTGGCGGATCCGCCCGAGTGGGGAGCGTACGGCTTTGTCCCTGTGCGCCAGCATCCGCATCTTCTCGTGCCAGTCCTCCAGCTTTGGGTAGGTCTCGAAAAACGTGTCTCGGGTTTCCTGAGCCTCGGCCAGTGTGAACACGACGCTGTAACTTTTCCATGCGTACGACACTAGCCCCTTGGCGCCCATGCTGTACAAGAGCCCGAAGTTCACAGCCTTGGCCTTTTGGCGGCCGTTGGCGTACTTGGCTCGCATCTCCGGATCCACGTGCTTCTTCCACGACATGAACTCGTCCAGCGGCACGCCGATCATGCGCGCAGCGGTCTTCGCGTGGATATCGACCCCGGCCCGGTAGGCGGCGATCATGTCTTTCTCGTCCGCAAGGCACGCGGCGACGCGCAGCTCCCCCTGCGAGAAGTCCAGTTGCCAGCACGCCATATCTTCCGGCGAGATGTAGCACTTGCGGAGCTTCTTGCCCCAGTCGGAATGCTTCGGAAGGGTCTGCATCGCGGGATTCTTGACGCTCGTGCGCCCGGTGACCGTCCCGCCCACGTCGCTCTTGCCTTCGAAGAGAGCGCCGGCATACAGCATGTAGGTCGGGTGGAACCGATTGTCGGGCCTCAGGTGAGACAGAAACCCCTTCACGTAGTTGCCCTTCGCGTCTTTCGTCCCAATGTAAGTCGACAGCACCTTCTCAACCTGCCCTAAGTCCTTTAGGCAATTCACGAACTTACCCGCCACGGGGTGGTCCGCGAATTGGGACAGATGGTCGTCGATCGACACTGAGGGAATCTGCTTGTCGGGCGGGTAGTCCTTCGTCTTCTCCGTGGAGACCGTGGGGGTCAGCCCCAGGCCGTTCGGTCCGAACAGGTAGTCGATCTTCAGGGCCGCGCGCGAGAGCTTCAGCTTGGGGTAGTGCTTCGCCTTGATCGTATGCGGGATCTGCGCGAAGGCCTCTGTAGTCAGCCGCTTCTGCTCCGCCTTGGCTTCGATCTCCAGCGCCTTGTATTTGGCGACGTCTACCAGCACGCCCCGCTGTTCGACGCGCTCGAAGGCCCGCACGGCCGGCATGGAAATCGTCGTGAAGAATCGAGTCAGCGCGTAGTCGCTCGCGAGCATCTTCCGGAGCTTCAGCCCGTTGCGTAGGGTGGCGTCTGCATCCCCGCCCGAGTAGATCAGGAACCCGTCTCGATCTTTCGCCAGCTCCGTGGCCATGTCGGACTTATCGGCGGTCCGCTCGAACTCGTCATCGTAGCCACCCAGCGTGGGGGTGAGTTCCTTCGTCAGCGCATTCAGCGAGTTGACCCGGTTCTCGTCTACCAGCGACGCGGCTATGAGCAGGTCGAACGTGAAATTCGAGCACGTAAGCCCCCATTTGTAATGGAGCCACCCCAAGTCGAACTTCAGGTTTGCGCCCCATACACGGAACTTGGGCTCGTGTAGCAGGTACTCCATTTGCTCGCGCAGCAACGGGGTCAACTCGCCGCCGTTCTTCGTGAAGTGGTCGACCACGTAAGCCTCGCCCGGCTTTACCGCCCATTGCGTGGTGACGATCTGCCGCTCCGGGTAGTGAGGGAAGAGATTCTCGGTCTCCGCGTCGACGCCGAGGAATATGGGCCCGGGGCGATCCGTCTGCGCGATCAGCGCGCTGAGGTCATCCACCCATTCGTACTCGCCGACCTCGGGGACCATCGTTTTCGTGGTGTACAGGCGGTGAGCGAGGCGGGCATCCCAGCTGATCATGGGCCCCTTATCGGGCTCGCGGTGAACGAGGCCCGGATCGTAGGTCACCAGAAACTTGGCCGCGGTGTTGGGCCCCGTGAAGCACTGCCCGCGGACGCTCTTGATGCTGCGGCCCTTGGGGACCATCTTGAACGATTGCAGACGTGCAAGCGCTTGCACCCCCATCGCGAGCACGACGTCCCCGGGCGCCACCTTGGGAATGTGGCTGACCGGGATCACTTCCCACTTGGCGCCGAGGGCGGTGAGCGGTTCGCTGACCGATTTCTTGAGGGCTTTGCCGGTGGCGTTCGTCCATATCACCAGCACGGGGGGATCCCCCTATGCGGCGTGCAACCACTTCGCGGTACGGGCCTTCTGCGTCCACCGGCCACGTACGGCGCCTTCTTCGTTGAATTGCTTGAGGGCGAGTTTAACAAAGCTGCTAGACCTCATGATCTCTTTCGGGGGGCGCTTCATCTTGGCGCTGTCGATGAGTGCTAGGTGCAGTCGATCAGATTTCTTACAGTACCCCAGAAACATGAGCAAGTCACCCGGGCCGTCCAGAAGGATCGCGGCGTCGTTACCCGCGCCGGCGTCGAAGTGGCTGATCGTCTTCAGCTTGACCGGGATCCGCAGGTCATCGCTCAGGTTGACGAACACCACGACCTCACCAGCGACGCCCGCGGTTTCGAGATACATCGTCATGGCGAGGGCGTCGCAGAATCGCTCAGCTACGTGGACCCGCATTAGTGATACCTCCGGGCGCGCTTACCGCCCATTTTCTTTTTGGTCTCTTTCCCCTTGGCTTCTCGATCCGCCCGGGATTTATTTTGATCCATCCACAGCACACGGTCGGGGCCGCTTTCCTCCCTCGGATCCGACACGGCGACTTGCGCGATCCACGTGCCGATATTGATCCCGAAGTAGGACACCTCGAACTCCACTAGCTTGTTCTTAATCACGCGCCGTCGGACGGTGAGGGTCACGCATTCCTTCTCGGACAGGTTCTCGAACACGAAGGCGCCCGTGTCGATCACGTCGCCGACCCGCAGCGCCGTCAATTCCTTGACGGTAAACATCGGCTTTATCAGCGGAATAGCTCGCTCGGTCATACGCAGATCACCTCCGGGTCCGGGCGAGGCGTCGTCCACGGTTCGTTGATCGCGTACAGCAGCGCCCCGATTGCCTTGCGCGCTTCGATATCGTTCGTCACGGTCAGGTGGGCGCTCATGTGAACCTCGCTCTTTTTGTCGAGCCCGATCTGCTCAAGCAACTTGACGGTGTAGGGGTTCGTCAGCCCCTTCCCTTCGACCCGCAGCGCGAGCCCTTCGGAAGCGGGAGCCTGTTTCCATCGCGCGGCCACCTTGAGCGCCGGGCTAAGCGCAATGATGAAATAGCGGCTGCCGCTGCTCGTCCCGCGCACGGGCTGGTAGAGCTTCGTCGCTTGCAGCATCGTAACCGTCGGGGCCGACATGAGTTTCGACACGTCGAAGGTACCCTTCGGTACCGTGGCTTTCGTCATTTTCGTCTCCTCTTCGGTTATATCGTCCGCGTCCAGTGTTATTCCATGGGCTGCCGCGTATTCCTCTTCGTAGGTAGGTTCGCCCTCGTCCAGCTCCGCATTCATAGCGTCCAGGTCGTACATCGGCGTGGGTGTGGGTTCTTCCGCCATCTCGTCGAGGGCGTCCATTAGGGTATCTATGGGGGCTTTCACCGGGTCCGCCGTGTAGGTCACCCCGCCGTCCCCGGTCGGCGTGACTTTCACCGTGGGGCTCACGTTCCCCGCCTTGGGTTTCGCGCCCCAGTTTTCTTCCAAGTCGTTAATGAATTTGTCGACAGCTTTAGACATCTTGCCCGTCTCCATAGAATCCATCTCCGTAGTCCAGCGCGTCGCCCCAAATCGTTGTGCTGCTCACAAGCGGGACGATCGCCTTACCACTAGCATCACCGTAGGCCTCCGGCCAGTCGTCGCCGAACACGGCGTTGCCGCCCTCCGTCCACGTGCCCTTGGCTGGCGCGAAGGTCTTCGAGGCCTTGACCGAATCCACGCCGAAGTGCTTGACGAGGAAGTCTATTTGCGTCGCGGTCTCGCACGCCTTCTTGCAGTAGTGCTCCCGCACGTAGGCGATGGCATCCTTACGGCCCGTCGCCGCGGCCACCAACGCCACGAAAAACATACCCGTGCGCCCATGCCCCCCGATGCAGCCGGCATGAACCCGGGCCCCGCCCTCCAGCTGCGCGAGCGTCCAGTCTACCAGCTTCCGGTACATCGCCACATCCGTGGGCGTGCTCATGTCTTTAATCGGGTAGTGGATCTCAGTCCCCGTCTCCCAGGGCATCCCTCGGCTGGTTAGTTTCATGTGGTCGAACCCGATGTATATGTCGTAGTCATACACGACAGGATTAGAGGATGCGCTCCCAGCCACCGGGTGTGTCCCGGGCAGGATCTCCAGCAACGGATGGGGCCAACACGGCCGCGTTGCCAATGTCTTTTTACTTTTTGACATGGATCCTCTTGCTCTTCACGAGCGGCCCACCCAGCCCAAGGGTGAAGTGGGCGCCGTCGAAGATGGCTTTTTGCTTGGCCTTCTCGTTCACTTTGTCTACCGCGACCGCAAGCTGCTCGGCCTTCGCCTTATTGGCCGATTCGAGTTTCTTAATCTCCGACTTGGCCACCCACGACGGCACGCCGAACATCTCGACCTGCCGTTCCTTCAGCATGTGGTAGATGTAGCCCTTGGCTTCCTCTTGCTTGCCCACCTTGAACCAGTCGATCGTACCGCCGAATGTGTCGCCCAGTTTCTCCCGGCATATTTCGTACGCTTGAACGACCTCGGTGGGGACGTGGGTGTTGAGTTCCGGGTAGTGGCCGAGGCTCCCGATCATATGCGGGATCTGTCCGGTGGCTTGCACGTTCAACACGAGCAGCAGCTTCGTGCCGTCGTACCCGTGGAACGCCATACCCTTATTGAAGATCGGCCCGCCATTGTGGGCGAGGGTGAACGCCGTGTCCAGCATCATCTCGGCGCTGATCTCGCCACTCACAAACCATGAGAGCAGCTCGGCGATCTTGCCCCACAGAGGCCCGCCGAACCCGCCGTTGAATTTCCCGTTGTTGAACAGCCACGTCATCCCTTTGCAGTATGTCCCCAGGTCCATGTTGGGAGGCTTGTCTAGGAAAATTTTAATGGCGCTGTCCGGGTTCATACCCCGCATCCGGTCGATGGAATCCTTAAACACGGTGCCGAACTGCTTCTTGGCCTTGGTGTGGAATGAGTCCGGGCCCTGAGTGTGTCGCGATTCGCGCGTGCAGATCATCATGAGGTAGACGAACATGCGCTGCCCGAGGTCGACGCCGAACTTGTGGTACGACTCAACGATCTCTGTGACATCCCCCATCGGTTGATCGGGGCCAAACCGCTGCCGGATATCCGACATGGCGTGCTGCATTAGGTAAAATTGAAGCGCCGCGGTCTCGGGGACGGGCATCCCCAGCTCTTCGTAGGTTTCGATCCGCGTGGCGCAGGCCTTGGACACCTCATCCGTACGGGCCGCCGTCATATCGCGCTTGGCGCAGAGCGGCCGGGCTAGCTGGTGGCGCAGCGTGTTACGGGATGCGATCAGACTCATTGAGTTCCCTATCGTCCGTCCGGTGAAAAACCTTAGCCCTTGGGGAGGCCCGTCCAGTCCGACTCGCGGATCACGTAGCCGGTACGGCACAGCCGGCGCCGGCGCCATATCCAGCGCTGGTACGTCGCGCTGGCTTCGGAAACGTCAAGCGTTTCGACCATGTCGCGCTGCGCCTGCGTCTCGATTGCCTGCGCGTAGTAGGTCCGCCGTACGAACTCCACGGGGCTCTGGATCCACGGCGTCGCGATGCGGGCCATGAGCCCCAGCAGCGTCCCCGTTCGCCCGATCCCGAACCCACACCCCACATAGACGGATTTGATCCCTAGCAGGGCGTGCTGTAGGCCCATGAGCGCGGCCAGCCGAATCGCGTCCGGGTCCGGCGTCGAGAAGTCCTCCACGTCTACCGTGATATCCGGCATGGGCGGCGCGCTCGGGCGCGTGTTCGCCCCCTTGTACGGGGTGAAGTCGCCCCCCAATACCTCGGGCGCCATGCAGATCCCGAAGTAGCCCTTGGGTTTTTGCGTCCATGGGCCGCCGGCGATGTAGACGTGCGACAGCGGGCCCCAGGCGCCACGAATCCTAATTTTTCCTCTCATAGTGTCATCTCCTTCCATCGTTCTTTTCGTTTGATCCGCCCAATTTGGGTTTTACCCATTCCGTATTCCGCGGCAATCACGCGGTGAGATCGCGAATCTGCCCGTATAGCGTGAACCTGCTCTTCAGTTAGTTTGGCACTACCTTGCTCTTCGCCTTTTGCAGTTCTACCTTTGGCATCCCGATCAGCACTGTTATCCCCCTTCGTCCCCAACCATAAATGCGCTGGATTGCAACACGGAGGATTATCGCAAGTATGGAGGACACACATACCGTCCGGAATCGGGCCAAAAACGATCTTCCACATCTCTCTATGGGCTTGTGTCATATGGCACGGGTTGCCCGCCCCAATTTGACCGTAACCATCTTTATCCCGGTAACCCTGAAATTCCCAGCACCCAGTGGAAAGAACGAGTAGCCGCTTTTGGAGGCGGTCTTCAATCTTGCCTCTCATTTTGAGCCTCCGCGTGTTAGCTTCGCAATTGCTTTGTCCAGTAGTTCCACCAGCTCATACGCCGGTTCGCATTCGTCGGGCGCGA